CCTCCCCCCATTGAGACATTCTACACCCCTTGTCAAGCCCCCCCTCTAAAAACTCCTAGAGCGTTGCAATCACTGCCCTCGTGCCCTGCTCCTCTATTGGCTCATCTTTTGCCCTCATTCCGCATAATCCTTCAGGTTTTTACCCCCCCTTGACACGTGTGCTTAGCAAAATCACTTTTGCGCTTTTCATCTTCCGTTAACCTAGTTTAAGTCGGATGACTAAGCCAATAGATGCGGGACATTGCGGGACATGTCCGGTTTTGTCCGGGTTGTCCCGCTCTCGGAAAAAATCCCCTCCATCCACCTTTCCTTTGGCTGACCTGGTAAAAAATACCTGAGCCAATTTAAGGTCAAAGGCCCCGCCTGACGGCGGGCCGCTCGGCACGGGCTTCGCCCGGCTCGCTGAGTTTTCAAAACCTTTTTATAAAATACCCCTCACCGCCCGCTTTAACACATTACAGCAAATTTCCACTTAACCCCGAAAACAGCACTTTTAGAGGGGGGTCTTTTTCTCTAGGCATACTTTTATACCTCTCAGAAAAGTTACCCCCCTCAGAACGCATGTACATGCACTCTGAGCGTCCTGAAATGGAAATTTGACGGACTACCTAACCACAAATTCAAGCCAGGGGGTCTTGCCTCTCAATTGGCTTAAGGAATCCACCTCAAGGCATAACAGCCGTATGAGAATCTTGTAGTGTTGCAGGGATATATTATATAGACAAAAACCTTGGGTTGTTAACTTTCGACAACCAGTCTAATAACTTCCTGATGTGAGTGATGGATATGTCGTCCGTACTGATGGACAGAACGTAATCTATGTAAACAGACTCAGGGTGCTTGCTATGCAGAGCTTCGTTGGTTACACTTGTGGGTGTTTGCCACAGCGGGAATTCTCCGTTGTCGGAAATGAGCACTAGGTTTATGGACATGATACCTCCTGAAAATTTTTATGATGGGTAGGGAACCTGAATATTTTACCCCCCCATAAGGGATTGATATGGCTCCTTAGATATAGAAAGGGATAGGGGGTAGATGGAGTGTGAGGTTAGATGGGGTAACTATCCAGGTATCCGTGATGCACTCAAACACAGAAGTTTACTACGGAAAGACGAGGGAAGAGCGATGGTAATCTTTTGTAAAACGTTGATGTTGCTGGGGTGAGTAGTTAGGTATGTGTGAAAATGGGGTTGTATGGCTTAGGGAACCTATTTATCTATATAGGGGGCATGGTCACCCCCCCCACTTATGCCATACCCACCTCCCCCTCCTTATACCAGCAAGTCCTTGCAGTAACTGAACCCTTGGCTGATTAAACCGCAAGAAAGAACTAGTACAGTCTTGCCGAAAGGAGAAAACACTACAGAAACTAGTCATTGCAAGGGATCCGCGACTATGCGACACATAAGATGTATTATAGGACATACGGTTAATTAAACTTCATCTTCTCCTGACTCCAGTGATTGCAAGGAATAAGCGGTACCATCCACTACGTCGTTTAATTGTGTCTGGTAAACGCCTACCATTGCCGCTGCCAAGGCTTCCCGGGTTGATTGATCTAATTGGTAATTTTGAGTAATTTTAAGCTCCGCCTGATTGCGTTCGACTTTTGCCCAACGCTCCGGATGCTTGCGCGCCAACAGTTCCATGGGTCCGCGCCAGTCGCAGGACTTCTCTGCATACTCCTGGATATTTGAAAGCATTTTAGCTTCGAAAAGTGCTTGGGCGCGGTTCACGGAAATATAATACTTTAGGTATCTTGCCTCCTTTTTATCCCCTAAATCCCCTGATAGCAACGTTTCCCGCACTTCTTCTTCAGTTTCACACTCTTCTAATATTATCCCCCTACTCTGTAATTCTTCCAATCTTTTTTTATACTCCGCTTCTCCTCTTTTCCACCACAAAGACACGGAAGCCTCACTCATACCAACGGCTCTTGCCGCTACGCTAGCATCTAATCCCTTACTAACCATACCTGCAATCGTTTCAACCATCCTGTCTGTACACTTGGATGGTTTACCGCCGGTACTCTCTTTCACCACAATTGCTGGTATATTAAAATTCTTCGCTTCCTCCTCAAGTGTAAGCTCTTTGTTTTCCGCCTTCTTTCTGGCTCTCTTCTCCGCCGCCAACCGTTGCGCTATCTGCCTTTTCTGTTTTATCGCTTCTGTAACAATTTTCTTCTGGCCTACTTTATTTCCTGGTGATCTTCCCGCCATTTTTAATCTTCCCCCTCCGAATCTGCATCTCCCTTATAATGAAGAAAAAAATCCTTATATCCCTGCCAAGCGTTGCGATTACAGGGATAGTGCTATATTACAACCCTTGTCAACCCTACCACGCAAAATGACATTATACCAATATAAATACACTATTGACAAAACAAACCGTTGCAATAACTGCATCTCTTGGCTCAATTTACTGTAATTATGCCAGATAATGCCTTTATATGCAGAGAAAATGTCAAAAAAGCCCTTGACAAAAAAACAACGGCGATGTAAACTGGCCTTGCTCTTGGGGAGCGGGGCTTGCAACCCTGCCAGGAACCAGGAGGTGGAAAGGAGGATCTTGACAACCAAATAGACCACCACCAAGCACCACAACCAAAAAAGAGGAGGGACAAAAAATGGTCAAGAAACTGGTAAGAGCATGGCGCCACAGATTGCCGCGAAGCATCGAAGCAGCCCGGCAGAACTCGAATTACTTGGCATGGAGCAGGAGCCATGATTAGCAATCTAGCCAGACTTGCAACGCTGGCGCGGGAACAGGGAGAAACAGAAATTTACAAGAATTTAATGGAGATAATCAGACTTTTGGAGGAGGAGTAGGGAACACTTGGCGCGAGAGGGAAAAATCCCTCTCGCATATCAAAAAAACAGGAGGGAAAAAAAGTGAAAAAATTGCACATCCAGAAAGTCAACCAGAGAGCCGAGTTTGATCTTTTTGCAGTAATGGATCCGCAGAAAGAGGATTTTTACCCAGTAGTGCTTGACGCGGACACGCGAACAGGAGAGGCGTACCTCCTGACTGACACAGAAAGGGGTTGGGTGCCGGAAGATGTGTGGAGTGGTGCGACTCAGAGATTTACCTTGCCAATAGTTCCAACCCCATGGAGCGCGCAAAGCATTCTAGAAAGACCTTACGTTGTGGAAGCCTTACAGGATCTGATAGACAGCGCGAGTGATGATTACAGAGCGGATAGTGACGCTATCGCAGGAGCAGAAAACGCAATTGAAAGAGCTTGTGAAAACGCTTTGGGAATAGCGGCAATCGACTCTAAAGAGTGGTTTTCCGACCGGAAGGATCGCGACATTTACGATATGTACGATTTTGACACCAAGGAAGATGGAAAGATCGTTGAGAGAATTAAAAAAGATTGGCACGGATGTTGTATCGCTGGGGACTACGTACTCTATCTAACAGATATTGATCTATATGTGCGTAGCGTTCGCGGATCCGTCGAAAACACTGACTAGGCCGAAACGGGGAGAAATCCCCGTCTGGGAGTGATACTCCCACTGACGAGGCTGTCAGATAAAAAAAAGGAGGTTGTAAAAATGTTACACTACAAAGTAGCGGAAACACAAGAAGAGCGGGATATTATCGAAATACTGGAAGCGCACGGTTTATACTTCGGGATTTTTGAGAACGGATTTATTCCCGAAGGCTACGATGAGTATAAGAAGTATGGTGGTTGGAACAAAGAAGGTATCCCTTGGGTAGCGGGGAATACTCTCGAGGAAATCGCGGAAGAGTGTTCTAAACTGTAGACAAAAAAAGGAGGGGAAAAAAGTGAAGGGATGTCGCAAGTTAGCAACTGTAACCAAGGGGGAATTAAACTGTAATTTCCTCCGTAGAGAAATGCGTAGATTACTGGAAAGCGATACTGGTAAATATCGGGATTATGGAATAGCGCCAGAAGGAATGCCCAAGCATATGAAACTGATTTATAAAGTGGTACCAGAAAAACATGACGATGTTTTGGTTTTAATCTACGAAACCCCTTTTATCGGCGGTAACCTGTGGGATATTTGTATTTTAGAAGATGTCTCAAAGAGCACATTTTGCGAAGCTGTTTATGCAAAAACTAATTGTTTTTCCCGCGCAGGTTTAGATCAAATCTACGAGGAACTCAATTCCGAAGGCCCGGAGTACTGTTTCGATCCGCGAAACGTGATGTTACAATACTCCGAGTGGCTCGAAAAGCCAAAAGATTATGATTGCGCAACCACTATCAAGCTTTCTAACGGACATTGGTTAGAAAAAAACTACGATACGAAACATCGCTACTAGAAGCAATAAAAACACTTGGCGCGAGAGGGAATAAACACCTCTCGCAATTCAAAAAAAATAGGATCAAAAAATAGGGGAGGTAAAAAAATGTCTGGAAAAGTGCTTTGGCAAGGCGCAAGCAAGATAGACGGGGGCCCGGTGGTAGCGATAGCCACGGAGAGATCTAGTAATCGCAAAACAGGGGAAATGCTCCAAGTGTGGATAATGCGTTCCGAGACTAACCCGGTTGATGCTGTAAACACCGGGAAAGATAAAAGCGTATGCGGTGATTGTCCTTTTCGAGGGAGCACCAAAACGCGCTCCTGCTACGTCAACGTGGCGCAAGCGCCCCTTGCAATATATAAGGCCTATGCAGCGGGAAAATACGAGACGGTAGATGATATTTTTGAGTATGCAAGGGGAAAACTGGTCAGGGTAGGCGCATACGGTGATCCTGCAGCGGTACCGGTGGAAGTATGGGTGGATCTTTTGGGATCATCCGAAGGATGGACCGGTTATACTCACCAATGGAGGCAATTTCCTCATCTAAAATCAATCTTCATGGCTTCCTGCGAAAGTCTGGAAAGCATGCGAGACGCCAAAGAGCTTGGCTATCGCACATTCCGGGTAAGGATTCCTGGATCCCCACCACTTCTCAAGGAAACGGAATGCTTGAACATTGCTAGGGGGATACCCTGTAAACAATGCGGACTTTGCCGAGGGGGGATAGGCCCCAACGTGACCATAGAGCTACACGGGCCCAGCTATAAGGTAAAAAAGGCTATCGAAACAGGCGTAGTCTGGTAGGCAATAATGGCCAAGGGGGGATCTTTCCCCCCTTACAAGAAAACAGGAGGGAACAAAAATGAAGAAGACTATCAATTTTTACGAGTTTGAACGGGGATTCGTGGAGCGGAACCGCAAGGAAAGTTTCACATATGAGGGGCTCCGATTGATTTTCGATTACATGGAAGATCTAGAAGAAGATCTTGGCACGGAATTCGAATTTGATCCAATAGCGCTTTGTTGTGAGTTTACCGAGTTTGAGAGTATTCAGGAGGTTCTGGATGCTTACTCTATTCAGGAGACAGACCCAACCATAGATACCCTTCAGGAGTATTTCTCCGTGGTCCTGGTAGGGGAAAACGGAATTATCGTAGTTAGTGAGTAATCTATGAGAAAATTACAAGAAGAAGAGAAAGCACTTTTGCGGGAGTGTAAAATAGGCGCACCGGAGGGAGTTACCCCTCCGGCAGGGTGGAAAGCGGTAGGATATTCTCCTTCCTGTGTGGTTTACTACCACTGCCGGGAGGGATGGAGAGTAGAAAAAACCTCAGAACGGAACAAGTAAGAATTACAGCGCAAAACACACGTGGCGCAGGGGGGATAGAACCCCCCTGCATATCAAATCAACAAAAATCAGGAGGGAAATATAATTATGAACAAGAAATACGAACTAGTGACCTACAACAAAGAAACCGGGCTATGGCGAATTAGAGCACTTCGAGACTTCGGGAATGTTAAAGCAGGTGATTTTGGTGGATGGGTCAGCGGAGAGCATAATCTAAGTCAATACGAGACCTGCTGGGTTTATGGCAACGCTATTGTTTCCGGCGAGGCAAGGATTTTTAATAACGCTCGGATTTCTGGGGACGCTCGGATTTCTGTGGACGCTCGGATTTCTGGGGAGGCTCAGGTTTTCGGCAAGGCAAAGATTTTTGATAATGCGCGGGTTTATGGTGATGCGTGTGTTTTTGGTGATGCGTGGATTTATGGTAATGCACAGGTTTTTGATGATGCGCGGGTTTTTGATAATGCCCAAGTTTCTGGTTATGCTTGGGTTCATGGCGACGCGGCAGTCCGTTTCGATATGCGCATATGTCATGCACATCATGACAAGTTCATCAGGTTTTACGATCTAGGCGTGCATTCAATAACGGTTGACGGGGAACATCTAAACATCGGGTGTGAGAGCCGAACCATCAAAGAATGGCTTGAAATTGCTTCTATTGTAGGGAAAAAAGAAGGGTACACTGAGGAGGAAATTCGACGGTATGTAAAACAGATTCAGCTAATCCACGACGAAGTTTATAACTGATAGTTTACATCACCATGGCCGAAACGGGGGGAAATCCCCCCCCGTCTATCCGTAAGGCGGGTTGAGACTGGGGACCGAGTGGGATGATCGACAAGGAAGGGAATAAAAAAATAGGAGGGAATAATCATGAAGGTAACTGCAAGAGAGGGGATCATCGAAATATCAAGGTTGGCAAGGGTTCTTGGAAAAGAGAAGACGCTTAGAAGGAATGGGGCTGTGATGGTAAAGTCCTTTTTCTGGAGCCCGGGGGATCTTAGAGACGTGGTGAGGGTTCTTCATGCGGAGGAGTTCGGGCGCAGCGTGTGTGTAGACGGCCCTTGTCCTGCATGGGTAGGGATGTGCATTACACATTCCCTCCATCCATCCATCGTAAGGCTAAATAGCCTTGATGGATACGTGGCGGTAGGAACCAATATCCCGAGGGGTGGCGTAAGAGAGGGGGAGTTTGAGAAGGGGAAATTCCATTGGAAGGTTGAGAGACGTGGCGATGCGTGGCTCATAGAGTTGTCCCAAGTGGACCCAACGAAGCCTTATTGCCCGGAGGATCTAATGGATCTAGAGCCTCCCCAAGTTCCTGCTGGCTCGGTAGTGGTCATCTCAGGGAGGATGCCTAACTACATGAGCGCATCCATGGCTATGGCATACCACCACAAGTGCGCGGCGTGTGCGGCATGGCAAAGGAACGGTACCGGGATAGTGGTTTGGTCGCACTCGCAAGACATTACCGTTGGAGATGTGGTGCCATGCGAAAGGAATTAGCACGTGGGCTGCGGAGAGATGCGTCTGGTCGCATATGCGAATGCACCTCGACACAAGCCATGGAGATTCTCGGTGTGTCTAGATCGACGTTAAGAAAACACAGGGAGTTGTTGCAGGGAGAGGAGAGGATTGTAGAGGGAAAAATTACGTGGGTTTTTCCTAGAGGGGTGGTGCTGCGGTACAAACCCCCGAAGGGATTTGCACCGCCTAGTGTGGTTGCGAAGTACTTGATGATCTCAAGGCAGGCACTGCACGATCGTATCAAAAGGGGAACTTACCCCATTTACCGTCGAGACCCCTTCCCTGCCTGGGTTTGGCATCCAGGCATAGACCTGAGTAAGCCTGAGCATAGACGATAAGCCTGTAGAGGAGGGACTTCCCCTCCTCTATTTTTATGCCGTCATACTGCCTGTTCGTTATAAGGTCGTAAGTCCTCCTGTCATCAGGGGGGAGAGAGATATACGCTTCACGACAAAATACAAGAGCGTCCTTTACTGCATCTATCTGCTCCTCCCTCGCATCACATGCCTCCAGGAATCTCTGCTGAGGCCCTACCCCGTCCCATCTCCCCGTCAAGAAGTCGCTTGGGTTGATGGGCTCTCGAAGAGTCTTTAACCTGGCTTGCAGCACGGGAGTCCTAAGAACGAGTCCTAGCGTACGCTCGGCGGTTCCCCGAAACAATTTTCTGATTCGCTGATGCCATCTGCCATCCATGCTCCACACCCCCCTCCGGTAAGTCCTCCCGATACGCCCCAGTCTTAACGTAATCGCAACAAGAAAGAATAACCGGGTCTATGGCATCCAAGTCACAACGTGTGAAGAGGTATATAGGCAAAAGGAACTTCCTATCGAGAGTCTCCATAAAGTCTGCTAAGTCTGATCTGTCCTGGTGCAACGGCTCTCCACCCATAATAGCTACCCTGGACACTAGTGGAGAGGTTATCGCTACGAGGATATCAGGCATTGCTACCTCCCAATGAAGACCAACGTCAAAGCTCCATAACTCAGGGTTGTGACAGCCAGGGCAATGAGGAGGATTACACCCTGATAGATAGATTTCATACGTCGCATTCTCCAAATCAAACCAGGTTCCCGCTACTCGCATACGTGGCCCTCCGATCAAAATCATATTCCCGCTTACCCTTAGACCAGTTCTTGGTTGACGTGAAGAACCCTACTACTCTGGTAAACTGCTCCACGATGGGATCTCCGCACACTTCACAAGTCGTGGCTGAGGCGTTGGCTGTAACGTGTCCACGGGCGCATCGCCCTAGGGTGTAGTTCGGTGCCCACATAACCACTCCGGCCTCCGCACAGGCGTAGATCAATTCCTCATGTTTGGCTTCGGAGATGCGGGAGCCAAAGTTTAGATGTAGGACAGAGCCTCCCGAGAAGTAGGAGTCCAAATATCCTTGAACGCTGATCCGCTGCAGGATGTCTACTCTTGAGGACAATGGGAAGAATTGATTGGAGTAAATATCCGGGAGATTCGCATTGAGGTAGAGAGTCTTATCCTTCTTCGGGAGCTTTACACTGGCCGACTCGCCAGGTACCTGCTCCACGTTATGGGGGGCACCATACTGCATATCAAGGGCAATTAAGCCATCAGATACCTCCTCCATGAACGCCTTACAGAACTCCTTATACTGGCTCGCACTCATTTCTCCAAGGAGAATCTGAGCCGCTTCGTACAGCCCTATAATCCCAATGGTTGAGTATTGAGTGTTGATGTCCGCAAAGGAATGCGTGTACAGGGGGAGGAGTCCCTCGTCTATATTGCTCTGGATAATCTTTCTCTTGGCATGGAGAATCCTACCGCAGTCAAACATCGCCTTGCCAGCTGTCTTAATAAACACGTTCGCATCGTATGACTCGTAGGCAATCCTGGGAAGGTTGATCGTAACCACTCCAAGACTGCCAATCTTCGTACCTCCCGCTCCGTAGGAGTTAAAGAACGCGTTGTCGCTCCTCAATCTGCAGCATGAAGAGAGCGTAGATGTCTTGCCGGAATAGATGTTGATCATCCCGTGCCTGACGTTCTTTTGAGATACCAGCCTGGCAAAAGCCTTGTCAACGATCTTGCGTTTGTCGCTAACCGCGAAACATGCTGTTAGCACCGGAAACGTGATGGCAGTACGATCCATAACCTCGTTCATGGCATCCATAAACATGGCCTGGATCTTCATTACGTGTTTGATAGAGCTTGGTTTGCCATCATCAGGAAGGGAGTAATGGGGGAGGAGCTCTTTCAGGAATTCCTTATCGAAAAGGGAGACATTTGTAAACGCACTTTGATTCCCCCGATACTCCCAATTGAGAGTGTAGATCAGGGAAACCATAGTTTCCTTAAGGTAGTTATCAATATCCCTGATCGTTTTGAAGGTGAAGTGGGCATCCTTCTTCGTCCGGTAAATCTTTTCGGCATAGAGAGCCAGGACTATAAGGAGGTCCGCTAAACCTGTGGCTCCGAGGGTGCTATTGGCTGCATAAACCACAAACTGTTCTACCTGGGATTTGTATGCATAGAGATGTTTGGGGGGATCGCACTGTATCCTCTCAGAGAAGGGCAGCCCCCTCCACGCTATGTCCAGCATGGAATAGTTATAGCAGTAGGGAAGGTTCACATTCCAGGCATCATGTAGGTAGAGGTCTCCGAAAACCACAGAGTCGAGGAGATAAGCATGGTCTCCAAGTTCGTTACCCAGGAGACGGAAAGACTCCTCCTTAAAAAAAGGCTTAGTGGCCTCGTGCATATATGTGATGATACTCCTGGATCCCACGTTGGCATTAGGATCAATCGACGCATCCGCAATGCTATCGGACTTGAGGTACTTGTCTGTAAACTCTGCGATGTTTGTATCAAAACCGTCAATGGCTCTCAACGTTGCGTTCATTCTTCCTCCTTAAAAGGTGAGTATTCGTATAGCGGACAGAGAGGATTACTGCACAATGCTGAACCAACCAGAGAATCCCCAAACCCTTGACACTCGTAACAATAAGCCATGATAGCTTGTCTCCTCGTAAGGCTTTCCCCCTCTAAAAACCGCTTGTACTCTGACCTCCCCTTGGCTCGCTTCCCATACTTCTCGAACGAGGCTTTCATGTCTTCATTATCCAATAAAGTGCCCCCTTATATGCGATTTTCGGCATTAACAGGGGGGTATCTTTCCCGAGAGGTATAAAACTACCTCTAAAGAAAAGTACCCCCCTCAGAATGCACGTACGTGACCTCTGAGCCCTCTAGATTGGATGTTTCAGGGGTTCTCTTAGGGATCGTAGGCCCTCTTTGGCTATCTCCTTGATTTCCTCTTCAGATGCACGCTTGTCTATGCGGCAGAGGATCTCTTGCAGATACGCAGTCTCCTGTCTAGCCAAGGTGGCTCTATTTGCAGAGCGTATGCACTCCTTCTTGTAAAAATCCACCTTCATCTTCATGGCAGCCATAGATTTATCAAGCTCGGAGATCCTCTGGTTAAGGGCCTTGTTGTTCCAAAACGCCATTAGTTCTCCCCCGGACAGCCACGCTCCCTACAGTTGCCCAGGATGCATGGAGGCCCTGCATATGCAAACACTCTAGGTGCGATCTCCTTTACAAGTCGAAGCATCTCACGCGCCATCTCCCGGATCTCCCGCTGCGCTCTCAGGCAACATCGGAGTTCGAAGAAGTGGATCAATGCTCTAAAGTTCATTGTCACCACAAGGCTTGTCATGCTTCCTTCTGGCAGAACATATCGAGCCTCTTCCATAGGGACGCCATCTTTAATCAACGAATCGTATGTAGCATACGACATTTTCACGCAGTTGTCTATTCTTTCTTTAATCCCTTCACTGAATTCTGAAGGATATGCAAATTGCTCGTGGGTGCATTGTGTATACCTCTGGGAAACTTGAGAGTAAGAGCATCCGATGCGATGTCGAACCAGCTGGTGGCTTGTGATGCGGGAGATGTCTTCGATAAGGAATGTGGCTGACGCATGTTCCAGGATAGAGTAATGCCCTCGTGATACGCAGTGATCAATAATGCTTAACTTTGGCTCAGACTTGTAACATAGTGCCGCTGCCCTGGCACACAAATCCTCTGGATCAGGAGTGTGTCTAATCAGCGTAACCTTCAAAGCATCAACTCCTCAGATAATAAAGCTGCGCACTGTGGATCTTCTCCAGTCTGACGTTCTCGCTCCCGCACAGGCGGCAAGGGATTATTTCCAATGTGCCTACTCCTCAGCCACAATAACTTCGATCTGGGCACGGGGAATTAGCGTCACCCGCCCGTTCATTGTAAGTTTGATGAACACTTCATCGTCCCACATAAAGTCTGAGTCGATGGCCTGCTCCCAATCTTGGTCGTCTCGAATCTCTCCTGCGAACTCAAGGCCACTCTTCGTCTTAACAAAGATCTTCTTCACGCCTCTTCCCTCCAGTTGATGTCGATAAGTCTTCCGACTTCCAGATGAGCATCTTTAATCTTGATTCGAATGATGTCGAAAATCTCCTCTATCTGTTGGAGATCCTTGTAGACAGATTCAAGATCCTCTTCCACATGTTCAAGCGCCTTGCAGTTCATGTAATTCCTCCTCAAATAACGATAGTTGTAAGTCCTCTCTGGCAAATCTCTCACCCAAATCTCCCACTGAATAGTTGCTCTTGAATTTTCTGAATGATTTTTTATCCATTTCCACTAACTCTTTCCAGATTTCCGGGAATTCGTGATACAAGACGCGCATCTCATCAATACGAGAAAGCGGACAACACCAACAGGAAACCCGATGAAACCTTTCGTACAACCCCCCCCAATCCAAACCTTTCGAATAGCAATAGTCCAACGCTTGCTTTTCTGTTATTTGCCAATCAACAAGCGGGTATCTTATATCCCTACCCTTATTGACTAAGGTTCTTTCTTTTTCATCAAAAGCAATGCCATGAAATTCAACAATGCTACCGGGGGTAGAATTGACACCGAATCTTTTTCGTGGATTGTACGGCACTAAAGCGGCAACTCTTCCGTAAGACTCTTGCTTTAGTGCCGTACACCACCTATTCCGCATATCAGGCCAGCCGTATCCAGTCTCTCCTTTTCTTTTGCCCCTTGTTTTTACATGTTCGCCAAACCAGTAATCGAAATCAATTTTCACGATCTCTATCTGTATGGGGTCTACCATGGCTTGAACTTTTTCGATGTGTTCGTACATCTGCGGAAACTCTTTTGTGGTGTCAACGCAAATAACCCTGTCGACTGGCACACCACGCTCGAGCATCATTAGGAGCATGGCCGTGGAATCCTTCCCTCCAGAGAAGCTAACTATGTGCTTCGGCATTCCTCACGTCCTTTTGTCACTAAAAATGTCCACGGAAAACGCTGTGTTTGCAACGCTTCTCGTGATTTTTGTCCTGAAAAATGTCCCGCTATGTTACCGAAATTGGTTTCGGGAACAAATTCTCTTGAAAGCGTTTAGGGTTTTTCGAGCTGTTCGATGTCGAAATTCATCCACGTTAAGCACTCTGGACATACCCAAACCTCATACTGATTCCCGTCCTTATCCCATCCGTAACCCTTTTGGATCAACTTCTTCCAACAACGAGGGCATTCTCTCTCGCCATCACTCATGGCTCTTCATACTTCCCCAAGTACTCTCAGGCATATCAACGTCATCATTCCCCTGCTGCCTCCACACAGCCAGGAGCGCAGCTCTCGCCCTGTCTCCTGCAGCATCAGGATTGCTTTCCACAATATTTTCGAGCGCATAGAAACACTCCCACAGAGGCGTAGTCCACGGAAGCTGTGCGTCTATTTCGTCGCTCCCACAGAAGGGGCAACGCTGTTTCTTGATCTTGTCTCCTGCAGCCTCATGATTGCTTTCCACAATATTTTCGAGCGCATGAAAACACTCCCAGAGGGGGGTGTTCAACATTGCGTCGTCTTCTTCAACAACCCTCAGAGCATTGTACACGCCATCTAATTGCAGAAGCACGGCTACCATGCCATCCCGAGTGGGCATTCCATCACAAAAAGCCTCGTCCGTAACATCGCAGAGTAAGTCAAACTCTTTCCTCAACTTCTCAATGTGTGTCATTTTCGCTCCTCCTTACCCTTTCCCCCTCCATGTATAGGACAACTGAGGCTATAGACGTACACACCTTCTAGGCCTAGGTAGCCTCGCCCATGTCCGTTATCCATTACAGGACATGTACACCCCGCCCTCCTGGCCTCTTCGCTGCCTGGCCGGAGGTTACTGCCCCGTGCTTCCAAAACCGCCAACTCCACGCTCAGTCTCACCAAGCTCCTCAACTACTCGGAATTTCGGGTAAACCACAGGGGCTATCACAATCTGTGCTATCCGGTCCCCCTCCTGAATATAGAAGTCAGAGTCAGTCGTGTTCGTGATAGAGACTTTCACTTCTCCACGATAGCCATTGTCTACCGTTCCCCAGTGAACCAGAATGCCCTTAGAACTGAGAGATGATCTTGGACGCACCTGTAGTTCCATGCCCTGGGGGGGTTCGATAGCTATCCCCGTCCCTACCACGACGGTGCTGCCTGCTTGGATACACCTAGACTCAGGCCCTGCGTAGTAAAGATCTGCTCCAGAGTCTGTCTCGTGTTTGCGATAAGGGACTCTTCCCTCCGGCTGAAGCATCTTGACGTTAATCATCATCTTCCTCCCACCAGCTCTTGCAATTCAAGCATACATGATCACCATTACTACTCGAGGTGTTCTCTGAGCCACAGTAGGGACACTTCTCAGGGGTCTCGTTTATCCGAACCAGCAGGTCTTCCCATATGGCACCGCAGGTACACCGATACTCCAAGGCGCCATTCTCTTCACTCCATCTCGAAACAACCATCTTCCGTCCACAGGCAGGACACTTCAAATCATGCCAAGGCTCCGTATCCCACGATGGAATATTATCTTCCATGGTATCTTCCATGGTATCTTCCATGGTCTTCCGTGGATGGGAGAAGGCGCAGCTTTCTGCAAGAGCCCTTTCCGCAAGTTCTACTTCTTTCTGGAGATAATGCAAAGCCTTGTTCAAGTCCACCAAGCGATCCGGGCTCTTCCGTCCTGCCCGGCAGATGTACTTAAGGACGTTCCCCAGGTAATAATCCAAGCCCCAGGCATCGATTACGTCCCAAGGCTGAATATTGCTGTAGCTGTAGTGGGGAGGACAGGTGTTACGTGCGGTCATTGTCCTACCTCCCACTTTGCATTCTCTCCAGAGGCTATTTCGCTTTCCAGGTAACCGATTTCCGATTCTAAACGGCTGACAGCGTCTTTCGTCTCAGAGAGCTCTTTCTTAATATCCTTCAAACAATTGCGCATGGTTTCAACAAACTCTTCAGGGTTCATTCCTTATCCCTCTCAATTCCAAAAAAATCTCTTAACCGCATAGACGACCATCTTTATTTTAAATTTCCACGTTCTAGATTCTGCGTCCACGCAAGCCAATTGCTTTGCCAAATATTCACATTCTCTCGCTGTGTAAACATCATTGTTCCGGACAGGAGTGTCATAAGCATGGTTGCAATCAAACCCAAGCCACCAAAGATCCTCGGAATCTTTGACACACCCAACTCCCGGCCCATCAAATGTCAGGCTACCGTGAACGTTAAAATAATTTTCCAGGCTAGGAGCATCGAAATTCACTCCGCAAAAAAGGGAAACGACACCACGCTTTCCAATAGGCGTGTCTTCCGACATAGAGAATCCGGGCGGCATCTCATCGTGATAGCTTTTTCCGTAGAGCGGATGCGTTTTGGGGATTCCCACATACCCGCAATACCAGGTGCCACACAAAGAATCTCTGTAGCTTCCCTTAACCACAAGAGCCCGAAGGCCAGCTTGCGTTGTCCAGTCTTTGATTAGCTCGAAGCTCATTCTTCACCCCTCGCTTTCTTCAATGCGTCCTCTCGGGCGTTCCATGCTTGGACTGCCTTTTTCTTTGATGATCGCCATCCGGTGCTCGCATTACACGCAGCGCACTCGACGCCGAAAAGATGAGAAGCGGCCTTAATCTCCTTGACTTCTGCCGTCCGGTGTCCGCAGAAGGGGCAGGGTTTAAGGTTACTCATGTTCGCCCCTCGCTTTTTCAATAACTTTTCTTATCTTTGTATGTCGTCGGTCGTTCTCATGCAGGAATATGTCCGCATAAACATCTTCCAGCGTTTCAAGCATCTCCGGTGCGGCGGCGATCAGGTGGGCGTTTGCCATAACTTCATCCCATGGCTTTTCCTTGTCCATGACGGCAGCGGCGATATAATCATTACCATCGGCGTAAATCCACTTGCCCGGATTGCTCTCAATAAACGATGCCATGTCTTTTCTTCCTGCCGCCCACGGCCCCGGCGTGTGGTTACTCATTTTCTACTTCCTCCATCCTCTTCCCACCCCGGCATCATCCCGCAACGGCCAAGGGTTTTGTTCTCGGGATGCGGAACCCACGCCATGCACCCTATTCCAGAGCAGGTAATTTCCCCAACACCGAAACTTTGCCCAAAAGGACAGTCTAGATTTTTCGCTGAGTCTTCATCCACCCATTTATAGTTCATAACAGTTCCACTATCCTCGCATTCCCGCAATTCCAGGTTTTCGCAAGCCTCGCGAGCCTTGCTTTTGCTGCAGCCTCTGTCTTAAAAATCTGTGCATATTCTCGAGCTGTAGTTCGGAACTCCACAGAGCCGTGCTCCGCAAAGAAACAACCATTCCACACGATGACGTAGCCTTTCGTGATCATTTTTGCTCCTCTTCCATCTGCTCCGAATACGGCCACGAGTGGCTGAGCTTGTCGTAGTTCTCCAAGGCTTCGTCCCTCTCTTTGCAAGCCTTTTCCAAGCGTTTGTTCAGGCCAAATATCGTGTCCTGGAGGTTGACGTTCTCCTCCTCAGTTCTTTCCAAGGCCCTATTCGTATGCTTCCATCCGAAAGATGCGATAACACATGCAACTACCAAAAGCATATACGGTATCAATTGTCCACCCATCATTCCCACCACCTTTTTATCATCTCCCGAAATTCCAACCCCGCAACAAAGCATGCAGGGCCGTACAACAGGAGGAGGAGCCATAAAGCTATTGTTCTGAGGTCCATATTCTGCCCCTTCCTAAGTGAGGGATAAACCTCTCACGAATGCCCCCCTGATACTACTTCCTCCCACTGGCTCTTTATAGCAGCCATGCGCTCTGGAGATGTCTCTATAGGCATGAGGATGTACTTATGGGAAAGAGGATCGTCTCCGCTCTCTATGGTTAACGCACCGGTACTTTTCTCGGTGTGCCAGGTAAAGTCCTTCGAAGCCACAGAGTCCACTCCTGCTATGAGGAGGGGGTAGCTATATTCGAAAGAGACCTCTTTTACGCTGTCACATTCAAGCCTCTCTATTGCAAGGCCGTCCGCTGCGAGGGCTACCATGTGGCTTGGCTGAAGGACGATTCGACTGTCTGCGAAAGCGTTAAGACGCTTAAGAGCCCCCACGGCATCAGCTTTAGACATAGTCTCGCTCTGCTCTCGTGGCTTATCAAACAAAGGCTTTACGTTAGGATAGGTGGCATCTATCTTCATCACGGTAATCCTTAGCCCGAAGGCGTAAATGACCAGAGTCGTGTCTGTAACTGCAAGCGTCACATGTTCAATGTCGGGAATTACCGCAAGAAGGCTTGCCACATTCCTTGCTGCCTTTACGGGAATCAACACATCCCCCTTACTTGCTGTAACAATGGGGGTCGTAACTGTTGCCAACCTCTTGGAGTCTGTGCTGCACACTCGAAGGATGTCCGTCACACTTAGCAATACCCCACCACGGTATGGCGGGTAATCGTCCTTCGTGGATGCGCACTTCGAACCAATTTGGAGTGCCGTAACCAGGTGTTTTTTTAGGAGGGAGCAAAGATCTAACGGCTCCCCAGTTATGATGGACGGAGGTATAACCGGGTTAGTGTTCACCTTGTAAGAGGATCTCCCGGAGCGCAGGAATACTTTGTCGTCCTTAACAACAATCTTAAGAGGGTGATCAGATTCGATGAGAGGGAGGATCTTCTTGGCAGGGACCACAATGTCGAAATCTTGGTCACATACACCCGTAGTCTCGTATTGCACTTGCATCCCTGGCCCATATGTCTGCACGGCCAGTAGAGATCCTTCCCCCCGCAAGTGGAACACGTCTTTCCACACTCCGCCGGAGCATTTCGCTAGCTCCTTCCAAACCTTAGAAGATTCGCTTACGGTAACCACGCTTCGCCTCCTTACTTGCATACGTTATATCCATGCCACGCACATGTTCCCGCACAAAAAACGCCTCGTCTCCATACCCGAATAGCACGCTCTTGTTACGCGCTTTTCCCTGGATAGTCCTGTCTAGCCACATTGAAGCCATAAGAGGAGCAGATATTCCTGACTGAAACGTTTCAAGAACAGGATCACATATAATGGGGATCAAGAAATCCTCATGCTTGTCAAGGATGTCTCGCAAATCCTTGACCTTGTAAGGACGAAGGGTTGGGGTCGTTTCGTCAGGCCAGAAGAGGCAGTAATCTCTATGCCGAGGTGTCTGTAAGAACAAATTATCTCCACAAGTAAGCTGTACTACGTCTCGGGAGATTCTGATAACCACGTCTTCGGAGAGGGGTCCGCAGAGTCTTCCGAACAGGCTAGCCATACTGGTATCTATCACCACCTGTTCCCCTGTGACTTGGGTACATCCTTCACACGGAATGGTTGCCATGTTTTTTTCGAAAGGACTCTCCCCGTAGATGTCGATAAGCCCCTTGGGAGCCCATGCCATGTCAATCAACACGTAATCCCAATGTGTCATAGATCCTGTTGAGCAAGCCCTGAGGGCCCTACTCAATAACCCCCCGTTTACTGTCATTGCAGGGCTTACCCTGGTGGCTACATGGCTAACGCCTTTACGCAGCACTATAGCAGGTGCCCCTTTGCGGTTAAGAAGCACTGTGCTGTCACTTGTCGCCACAGAAAGAGGCCCTTTCCTAATGGCGATCTTCAGGGGGCGAAAGGTCTGGGTTGATACGGACGCTGTTGTCTCATTCTCGCAAAGGCACTCCACGGAATACTCAAGCCTGGCATCTCCGCTAACATACGCAAGAGTCGCTTTGTTATCTCTGAAGTGCAAGAAGGTGTTTGTATCTGGGAGAGACGCTACGTGTAGGTCTAGAGCTGGGGCCAGCCTGGTCCAGTCATTGCTGGTTATGCGATTCATAGCTACTCCTTCCTTAGTAAACTCAGAAAGTCTTCGGCGTACATAACTACGATCCAAGGGCGATGAGATGGGCGGTGAAAAACGATGGGGGGCATATCATCTGCATCCTTCGATGCTTGGTCTATGGCCCCCCAAAGATTAAGCTTCTCTGTCCTCTTGACCTCTATATGGCATGGCAGTTCCGACACAACATCAGGGGAATCTCCACCCCCGCAGAACTGCACACCCCTTCGAGACTCGTATCCAGCATCAGACAAAAGCTTTGCAACCTCCCGCTCTCCACGCTTACCCTTCTCTCGTGACCTCCTCCCCTTAGAAGGGGATTTCTTCATCCCCATCACTCTTTCCGGTATCGGGAGAATGATAACCACTACTCGGGGCAGAAGAACCCACTCCACTATCCTTCTTCCCTCCCAAGAATTGCATATTCTCAGCCACAAGTTCCCATGAGTAGATCTTGCGACCATCTTTTTCGTAATCAAACGTCCGCATGCGCCCCTCGATAAGAACAGCACTTCCTTTTCCAAGGTACTTTGCAATATTCTCAGCGGTGCGACCCCATGCAGTTACGGGAATCCAGGCGACTTCCTCTTTCATGTCCCCGGAATTTTTATCTTTCCATTTACGAGACGTCGCAACGGTAATCTTGCAAACAGACTGCCCTCCGGTAGTGGTTCGAAGCTCAGGATCTCTCGCAAGATGTCCAGCCACAATCGCTTTATTGTAATTAGGCAAAACACATACCCCCTATAAGTTTATTCCCTGCAATGAAAAGAGAGGCTTCCCGCCCCTCTCTCTGGAAACTTTTTCTGCTGTCCCTGAAAACTTCATCCTCTCCCCATCCCTGTGGAGAAGGTAGCTCTCTCCATCCTTACCGCCCCTACGGGCTTTCGTTATCGTTGCAATGATCGGACGCTCACCACCGTCAGAGAAGTCTTTAACCAACTCGATCTCAAACCACGCTACCTGTTGCGCTGAGGAACCTCCCATGGAGTTGTTCCCAAGGATGCCAGAAGCCTGGTTCAGGAGAGACTGCTTGCTCATCTGGTGTAGGAGGACGCATGTGCAGCGATCTCTCTTACCCACCCTACGCACCCACTTCATGACCTCCCGGGAACATGCAAGTTCATCACGGAATCCATCAACACAGGTTACGTAATCCAAGAAGAGGAGCTGCGGCTTTACCTCCTTGATGACGCTATCTATCTGCGGCAACGTCATGAGGTCATTCCCAACCAGGAATAACCGACCTAAAGTCTTCGCTTCGAATTTCCGCTTTGCTTCCATGTAATCTTCGCTTCGCCTTGCGGCTGCATCCAATAATGGTTCAGGACTATTCCACGAACGGAGCATAAGCCGTGACACTATCTCTTCCCTTGGCATGTCTAGAGATAAGAACAATATGGTCTTCGATGTGTTTACCAATGTCCATTCCAGAATGTTTAGGGCGAGAGATGTCTTCATGGCTCCAGGCCCACCTACTATGTTGAGGATCTCTCCGGAATAAAGCCCATTGCCTATCCCTCCATCCAGAAGGCTTATCCCGGTCTTAACTCTTGAGGTTTCTTTCAGGGATTGCGTGTAATCTTCCCACGTGCTCATGGCGTTGATCGCTGAGTATTCCAGCGCAACTTTTTTATGCTTCTCCCGGCTAGAGATGCTAGACATAACCCTGCGCACCTCCTCGTCAGGCAGCGGTGGCTTGAATGAATGGTTCAAATCCTGCAGCATGGAATATATCTCTTCGTCTTGATAGCAAGTCGAACCATAGAGGACCCCTGCCCACCTCGCCAAAGTGTTGTTCCTACCACCCGCAGGCGTTCCGGCAAAGGGAATAGCTCCCTTCTTCTCAGGAGCTTGTTTCAGCAAGTCGGGAGGCGGGGGGAGGTCGCACAGCTTTGCACCCGGCGAGACCTCCCACCTGTAACGCTTCCCGTTGACGGTGGAAGGAGGAGCCACCACGTAGCCGCCTTCACCACGGACATCTACTCCTGGAACTAGTGAGACCAGGTTCCTGATCCCGCAGTTGTCATAGGCATACCAATAGTGCTTTCCCCGCGGAGTCTTCACCTTCACGGGAGTGTTGGGCAAGTTTCTCTCCACCCACTCAATAGCCTCGTCGCTGTCAGCATCCACTACTAAGAGGTCTGAGATGGCCCCTGTAACAACTCCTACGTTGGAGTCATCGTCATAGTCTCCATCGTAATGCTCCTTTTGAAACTTAGCCCAGTCCATAGCGGGACGCTTGTCCCCTGGCCTGAGGGGGAACACGGACAACCCGAACTCCCGCATCCCATCCACATACTTTATAACGTCTGGCATTTGGGGAATTCGTGGGCGTTAAGCCAGGTGGCGGGGAGCTTGATATACTTCTTCTCAGTCCCCTCCCTCTCCAGCTGCTCAAGATACTTCCGTAACAGGATCTCAATGTTCTGGAAAATAATAGACCTTTCATCAGAGTTGCTTCCCTGCTTAATAACTCTTTCGAAAGCCAGGAATGCCCGACGCTTATCGTCCTTTCTGGGGTATGCATTCCAGAACAACTCAAACGCCTTCTGCACACCTTCAACCACTTCGGGCGGGAGAGACGGAGTTTTCTTCGCAGGAGTGACAACCTTCACAGGCTTCTCTGAGGGATCTTGTAAGACCCATACTCCGTCTTCATACATTACCCACCCCGTGCTAATCAGCTTAGCCTTCATATTGTCAGAGAGGGAATCCTCATCCCCCATCAATAGAGACAGATACGCTTTAATGTCATGCGCCGATAGCCCCGTCGAGAGAAGAGCCTTCGGAACCAAGAGGTAATTGGCCTCCTGCCGTACCATAAGCTAACACCTCGGTTCTGTATTCTTGGTTTATGGCGTGTAAACATCGCCTTATTCCTTCTGTTCCTGGCACGCAGTCATCAAATTTTTTTTAACGTCTTCGAATTCCGCCGCTGTCAAGCTGAAGTTTGTCTTCCCGGAGATTACCTTATACGTATCCCATGCGGTGTCTTTCCCAACCATAGAGCTTGCCTCTCGCAAGAACTCCTTCACCTCGGCCTCGTCAACGTATTTCACCGCCTCTTTACCCAGGAGACACCAATCACGAAGCTTCTGCCCTGTCTCCATGGATGGCTTGAACCACTGGTCTGCCGGGAAAAGCCCCGTCCTGTCTTTACTGGATGTGGCCTGGTGAGAAATATCCATAGAAAGAACCGTCGTAAATTCGTAGGAGGTACCGCTCCTAACTTCAGCCTCAAGCCCGAGTTTTTTTGGAGTAACCTTCCCACGGTCGTTTTCCTCCAGGGCATGAGTCTCTTTGGAGCGCATAGTGCAGATCACGTGCATCTTAGATTGGAGGATTGCGTCTACGAACGCCTTGTGGCGAGGTGTCACTTTCCCCCAGTTCGTGAATGAGTTGCCCGGCATGCTTGAGTGGATCTCCAAGCAACCTCCTTGCCCCTTCCACTCATGAGTGATGCTGTCGATGACAAGCACGTCGTACCCGGAAGCCTCTGCGTCCTGGATAAGCTTGATGTATTTCTCCGGAGTATAGGGCGGGTCAATGGGTGCTACATCGTAGTCGGTAAGGTGTTCGTAGAGGTTTGAGGATTCATTCTCGGAATCCAATACTGCGATCTTCCCCTCTGGCCCCACTAATCCTCTAGCCACGAGGAGTGCGCTGTAAGTCTTCCCCGAGCCACTAGGGCCTTCAATGCCGAGCTTCAGTTTTGTCTTTCTCCTAGTTGCCTTTTGGAATACGCTCATGCTACCTCCTCCATCTTGACCCGTGCAGACGGGTAGGCAAATTGTATTTTCGCTGCAAAAAGATTAGCTTCATCAACGTCGTCAAAATACTTCTCTCCGTCCGAAGAGGTGTCTCCCGTGTCTATGTAGTAACGCACGATGACTACCACTTCAGATCCCTCTTAAGCTGGTATACCGCCAAAAGATGCTTAAAAATCTCAAAACTCTTATTGAGGATGGACTCGTCAAAAGACCTGGTGTCTGCCACAGTACCCTTCTCCCTGGAAGGATTCACTATCAGGCAATGCTCCACCTCAAGCCCTTTCTCGAACAGGAGATTACGATATGCTGAGAGCTGCATGGAATACTCGTCATAGATCCTTTTACCCGTCTTAAGGTCCATAAGGGTGAGTTTTCCATCCAATTTCCCGTACCAGTCGTATGCTCCACCATACTTCAAAGAATCACTTGCGAGCTGCTCTTCCATGGAGATAGTCTCCATGTCGTGATCCTTTTTCCACCTATAGAACTTTTCAGCTGCTTCCTCGGCAAGCTCAAGTTCATTCGGCGTATAATCGTTTGTGTCTGGCGGGTTGTTAGAGCCCAAGGAGTGCTGTATGATTTCATGCGTAAGTGTTCCAATCCTTGCAGCTTGGCGGGTGTACTCCGTCGAATCAATACCCTTAAGTCCTTGTTGGTTAGCCCACCTAACCAGGAAGGGCTTGTTTAGCAAGCCGCAAACTGTTGTAACTCCAGGCACAATCTCCCCCTGAGATGTGCGATACCGCTGGTGCGCTCGGGAAGTTTCTAAGATGTTTTTCGCCACTCTGTAAGCTCCTCCCCGGTAATCTCTTTCGCTGCGCCAAGAAACTCCTGAACCAGATGGAGTTGCCCCTTGCCAGTGATCATTGTCACAGGAGAAACAGAGCCGCCAAGACTTCTTTCTGCTACAACAAAAAGCCCCTTCTCAACCCATCGCTGGTAAGGCAAATTTACTCTGCGGGAGTTGTATCCACCATAGCAGAAGTATCCACGGTTCCTCAACTCCTGAAAAAGTCGAGTTTCCCCAATGCTGACACCATTCTTATGCAGGATCTTTGCAAAAGCATTGACTGTCACGTCTTCTGCTGACGTAATCACCGTACGTGCAAACTCTGCATACGGAGTGAGGACCTTTACTTCAGTCTCAAGCTCCTGTCGTCGTTCCGTCTCCTCCTTAAGGTGCTTAACCAAAGAGAAGAGCGTGTCAGGATTGTAGAAGAACTCCTCCAACTTTTCCCGACTCATGTACACCCCGTGCTTACGAACAGAAGGCAGTACTTCGGACGTTACCCATTTCTTAAACTTCTTGGCTTCAGGTTTGCGAGAGCGAAGGATGAGGGAGTAGAGGCCGGATTCGTTGATCAACAGCATGCTTTTTCCAGGATGGAGCCCTAAGCGTTTTCTAGACGCATAGCTCTTGTCATCGTCATCTACGTACCGAATAGAATCCTTGGCTCTAAGAGCCACGCAATCACACACATCCTTTGCAACAAACCACCAATCACCTTCATGCTCCACCATACGTACTGCGCCAAAGTCCTTATGCTCGAATACCTTCAGTGCTGATTTCACTCTGATACCTCCAATAGTTAGTGTTTTTTTGATACCACTTCTGACATCTATCCACGGAGTAGGGACGCTCTGTTTCATGGCGTAACGCTTGCATTACCGGTTATCCTGACCAGTCTCTGTAAGCGATCGCTCGCAGTAGGGTGATACCCCGCTTGTCTCTATGTAATTTTCAAGGTACTTTCGCAAGCCCTTTTGCTCGGCTGATGTCAGTATATCATCTGACAAATGACAGTCAATAGGACTAGAGACTCATTTGCAAGAGTCTGCCTTGTGATATTGTCTAGAGAAAGAGGGAGGTGTTTCAGGTGAAAGAGCCTATCGAATGCGGGATTATGGGGGAAAAAAGTTTTAGGAATGATACATTGAGCCACACTTATCACGGAAATACAGCCATGTGGCCCAACGTAAATATACGGCCTCTGAGGGGGCATTCTTAGCCAAGAGGATGTCATGGCCGCCTAAACAAAAGATGACCCCTTAGCGTGGCTCTCAGACCCCCTAGCGTGGAAGTACGGGGGTAGGGATAAGGTCGTTTTACAGCCGTCCTGTCTAGGGCGGCATTTTTTTTGCTCGGAGGGAAAGTGCGTGAATCTGCGTGAAGGTGCGTAAATTGCCTGGTAAGGGGGGAGAGGGGTAGGTAGAGGGGGGATATGACTAAGTTATGACTCTCTGCAATAAATCTTAAGTCATAACAAAGTCAAAACCTAACCACAAGAGCCTTTAAAAATAGGTTCTGGGTCTAGGGTTTGGTAGTTGTTTTTGGTTTTGCTTTTCAAAACTAAACCAAAAGCAAAACCCAAATCATGCTATATATTAACCAGTATCACTCCACAGGACATATATATATAAATACCTTATAGGTCGCAAATTCTGCCTAGTTAAGAATCCCGACTTCCCCCGTACTATTTTCCAGTCCGGGTGAAATAAGGGGTGAGACATACCCCCTCACATTGACGAGAAGGCACCTGAGAGCCTCTCTAAGGGGTCATCTTTGTCTTAGAGGTATGAATGTGTGCCTAAGCAAAAAGTACCCCCCTGAAAACCCCTGTTTTCGGGGTTAAGGGGAGTCTGGAGACAAAAAAAGAGGCCCCTCCGAGACAGGATCATCTCAAAGGGGCCTCTAGGGGTGTTTCTAAATTGGCTCGGGTTGTTACTTTCCCGGAGATAACATGCTGATTAAATTTTCGATAAGCACCATATCTCCCTGTGCGTATTTCGAATACAGCCTGCTACTTTCGCTCTTCTCCATAGCCCTTAATCGTTTGAGCAGTCTAACATTTACCGCCTCCGCATACTTCACGATCCGGTCTGTGTAGGATTCGATCAAGGCTCTTTTTGCCTCAATGTCAAATGAACCTTCGATTGGTCTTTCTTCAATAGCCTTCTTGGCTTGATATAGTTTTCTAATCGTTTCAGCTGCGCTGTTAGAGTCATCCAAGATGGCTTGAAGGGGGAATGTCCTGTTGTTCAAATTCGCAGAGCCAGCGGCTTCTTTCAGTCTGTCACGAACTTCGTATAGCCGGATGGTGTGGTGTCCATACGCATTGTACTTTAGCACGAAACTCCGAAGAACTGGCAAGTCTGCTGTACCTGCGGGGGAGTCGGGATTTAGGAGGACATCCGACATCCTCCCGATAGCACTTGCTGCGGGTAAGTATCCCCCGAACAGGTGGAATACATCATTGGCTGTCATGTCTCCAGGGAGGAGTTTTGCGATAGTGGAGCAAATCTTAGGAACTCCCTCATCTCGAACATCCCAAGGCATAGCATTCGACCAATGTTTGTTGATGAGTCTCCCTGTGTAAAAGTCCTTATTCATCATCACCTCAAGCACAGGCGCAAGTGCGGTAAAGCTTAAGTTCGGTAGGAGTCCGGCCATCCCTTCAGTTATTGCATATGCATCGAAAGGATTCTTACCATTGATGGCATCCAGCATCATCATGGTTGCGGCAGAAATGGCAGAGGTATCGAAGGAATTAGGGATAGCGTACATGGTTCCATTGACGAAGAATGGGATGCATTTTACGAGGATGCTCTTCGGGATGTTGTCGTAGATCTTCCTGCCCTCATCATCGTCGTTGATAGTGGCCCACGCAGCAATGGCAGGGAGCACCTGATACAGAAATACATGCCCCCACGTTTGAGCTGCACGACCAGCACGGCTTTGCCCTGGCAATCTATTGGCTCCAGTGAGATTCCTCACGGTAAGATCAGACCCCTGGATCGCTGCGTTGAAAAATGCGCTGACACCATTGATGTTTTTTCCTACACGTCCCCATCGCTGGAAGTCTGAATTTACCTCCCTAGCCACACGGATCATATGCTCCCGTGTCATCTTGTCGGAGTGGTGGTCCTCAAGATAGAGAAGCTCACCGAGCTTAGGAAGGATCTCCGTAAACTCCATAACCTTTCCCATCTTACTGATCACATTGTGCCCAGCCCCACCCATAATGGCACCTATAGCCTCAATAGGGGAGAGCACTGTTACTCCATGTTTCCTTGCCTCAAGTACCACATTCTCCGTCTCTCCTGCAGCCTTCTTGCCTATGGAGCGTTTCATCTCCTTGCTCCAATCTCTAGAGCCTACAGCCATGAGGTTGGAGAAAAGCAAACCGTCGTTGAAGGCTGCTTCAATCCTACCCCGTGCAACTTCATCTCCCATGAAGGCTTTAAAATACTCCTTAATTGCGTAGTAGTGGGGAGGGAGAGGTGCATATGTGTTTACCGATGTGGTGAAGAAGTCACGAACCACATTACGACCACCGAATGCCGGGTTGTATCTCGTGTACTGAAGTTTCAGGAACTCGCTCACGCCGGTAAGCATCTTCATGGCGTAAGCTGTGGTTGGGTCTGACGAACCAAGGAGGGGCATGATAGCCTTATTGATGATCTGGCCTATCTCGGGGTCTACGCCATAAGTGGTTACTTTCCCGTTTTCCCACACCTGATACGTACTGTCGCTCTTTTGGCCCCTCTCTGTGGGGTCTCCGAGTTTGCCTAGCCCGTGCTCTTGAGCATATTTTGCAGCAGCTTTATAGAAATCGTTTCGCTGTTGAGTACGATGGAACCGTGCTATGTTTTGAGAGATGGACTCGAAGATGTCAACGATGGTGAGAAGTTCCCTGGAATCTCTTGCACCCTTCGTCTTCTTAATCTGGTTCCTGACCGTTACATGCCTTCCTGTGGCAATATCGTTCGGACTGCTGGCGTTCTTTGCAGGGATAAAAGGTACGTAATCAGGCCATACATCTTTGAGGTAGTCGGCAGTCTCCCGAGAAACCATCCCTGTGGCTACCAGCGTTCTCTCTAGTAGGTCCCTTTGGAATTCAATCATCTTACCGTGGAGTTCCTTAATACGAGGATCTGCTGCATCAAGCTCCTCTATCAGTTCTAGGGCTTCCTCTTTCGTGACACCTTTGCCGGGGTCAAAGTCCTCGAAGATAGATTTTCCATCCTCGTCAACCAGGGAGGAAAGCTCATGGTCGTGAAACTCTTCGGGTGTCATTGGAGTCTCGCCTTTTGCTTTAGCTGCCTCAACCATGGCTTCGTACTTCTCGTCCGTAACCCGCTGGTTGAGTATAGCATTCTTTTGAAGCTCTCCGTGGTTATAATAGTTCAGGGATCTCTTCGCTATAGCATATCGCTTCAGCGTCTCTGCTCTCTCTGCGCCGATCCCTTTAAAGATCTCCATGAACGATTCCATGTCACGTGCTGCCCTGTGGAGCTTCCCAGGCATAACACGTGCGATGTTGTAGAGGTTTGGGTCAACCCCAGTAAGTGCCGCCAGGTCTCTGCAAAGGGAATCCAGAGGATGAGCCTTGTCGATCATGTCTGTGTAGGTTATGTGGAACATCCTCACTGCCTTATCTCGCACCCTCTCGTAGAAGGTCTTATCCTCGAAGGTGTTTAGAGTCTTATCACTCTTCCGCTCCGACATGGCTCCGAGCTTTTCGCCAGGCTTAGAGTGTCGCCACTTTATCACCCCTGCAGAAAACTCTTCCAACGCCTTAGAAAGACCCGGAATGGATTCAACTGCCTGAAAGATTTTCAGGAGGGGCTTCTGGAACTCGTTCATAATATCTACACGCCCCTCAAGAGCGGCGGAGATAAGTACTGCAGCGGCTTCTGCTGCCTTAGACTCCTCAGTGTAATTCGCCATTGCCAGGTCAGACATGGAGAGTATGGCGTTCACCTCAGTGTCTGTCAGGAGTCCCTTATTTGCACCGACGATATTAGCCACTGCATGCCCCATCTCGTGCGACAAGGCAACCAGGTCGTTGAGATATTCTATCTGGATAACGTTCGAACCATCCTTGTAAATACCGCCCAAAGCTTTCATAGCTTTGCTAATGTCCGCAGCAGACTTGCCTGCCTTCTTGAGCCGTGCCTTGAGGGCCTTCTTGATTGAGGGAGCTACCCCGGTAACCAAGAGGGAGACTTGCTGCGCTGCCCTCATAGTCCCCTCCACTGTGGCTTCGATGGTCCCCGTATTAGCTACAGCCGAGTGCTCCAGGATTGTGGTGTAAAGCTGCGGAGCGTCCGCAGGGAATAATTGTCCACCCTTGATCTCCTTCTGTTGCGGAGCGTTAGCCATATCACTGCGGAACATGGCGTGGACACCATTTAACGCATTTAAGCCGCTATCGGTGACCTTGATCTGCGTCTTGCTGCCCTTGACCTCGCCAGACTCTTTAAGGGATTTATAGATGGAATCCACCTGTTGGTATGTGACTTTGCCAAACTCTCCACTCTTGTTCAGGATCGCTTTGATGTGGTCTATAGTGACACCCTTGCCATCACGCTCAGACTGCCCTTCCCGGATAGCCTTAAGAACGTCAAGAGTCTCAACCATTTTAGGAGCGCCCGTAACACCTTTAGTGTCATTCGTAACACCTGGCTTAGTGAAGCGAAGGTAGTTACGTTCTATCCTACTGTGAAGATCTCCGTCTCGAATAACCATAGCATTGTCACGGGATTTCTGCTGCTTCCTATATTCACCCCGTTGCTCTGCGTAGAGAAGTATCTCAGGGTTCTTCCCCCGGCTCATCTCTCGAAGCGCGCTGAATATCTGCTCTTTCGAATACCCCTTCTCTTCGAGCGCTGGTACGAGGTCGTAGAAATATACACGGTCAGCCTTCTCCGGCCCTGTAGTGCTGACGAGCTTCCTGCCAATGTCCATGATAGCAGACTTGAGATCATTCGCCTTGGGCGCACTCTCCATTGAGGCTTGCACGTCGGACTTCTCTTGAGTAACGGTGGGAGTCGTAGTCTTGTCGATACGCCCGGTCATTTCAGGCATTTCGTCATAGTCTTCCTCTGTGTCGACAAAATAAACCCCGTCCGCATCCTGTTCGATCCATCCACCTACGTAGATCCTCTGCAGAGCTTCTTTCACGGAAGCTTCTCCGACAACCCCGCCGAGCTGCTCAGTAACGGCTTCGAGAGAAAGCCCGTCCTCCGAATTCTCTATGAGCTTGAGAATAGCACTGTCAATATTCCCCGATGGCTCAGAAACCACAGAGTCTCCTTCGACGATAAAGGCACCTTCGTCGGAAGAGTCGTCGAAGCCCTCTTCCTCTGCAAGGACATTCTCTTTGGCTTGGGCTTCAATAATCTTCTTGGCCTTAGCAGTCAACGTGACAGTTTTCTTTCTCTTGTTTACGGTGACGAGTTTGTCATTCTTTAACAGCTCCAGCAGGGGTGCCAGGTCTGTGTCAGGGTAGATCTGCTCAACGTCGGAGAGGGAGATCTTAGTGGTTTCGTTGTCTGATGCGTATGCAACTAAGGACCCAAAGAGACTATCCTTGTTAGCGACCTGTTCCTCACCATGGCTAGCCGCTTCTCCATCAGATTTTACCAATGGCTTATCAGCATTGAGAACTACATCTATGGGGGAAGCTTCCTTGGCAACGGGACTTTCCGCAGGAAGTGCGAGTGCCTTTTCTCCTGCAGGCAATGCCTTCTGTGGCTCAGGCTTGCCGCCAACCTGTTCGGGGGCAGATTTGCTACCATCTGCAAGCTTGATCTGCTTGCTCACGATAGCATCTAACACCTTTTTGCCAGCAGGTGTTTGCAGGTAATCTGCGAGAAACTCCTCGCTAGGCGTGCGAGTCTTCCCTTCTGTGAAGGCTGCGACATATTCCATGAGCCCACTCACGAATTCCTGAGCGTCCTCTTGAGCTATATCTCCCGCTGCATTCAAAGTCTCCTGAACTCCGTCCATTGCCTCCTTAAAAGCGGAGACCCTTTTTAACGTGTCAGCTTCTACCAGAGCATTGTGGAGCTGAATGCCAGAAGTCCCCCCACCAAGGATAAAGCTAGACAGGAACGAGGGAAGTGCGACATCTTTTGCAATAGTGTCAATGCTCTCTTGAGAAAAGGCATCTTTAAACGCTTCCTTCTGAGTCTTGCCCCCGATGGCTTTGTCGATGGCAAGCTTAGATATGGCTCCCTGCATGGTCTCTTGGACTACTTCACCAGCACCAGACGTTATCCCTATGCCTGTGGCTCCAAGTAATGCCTTGAAAACTCGCCCCGTAGGTGTGTCAAGAACGACTTTGCCTATCCCTTCGGTTACAGCAGGGCCAAGTTTTTTGGGAAGGATTTTCGCTAGGATCTTCTCTCCGCCATTAGGGAGCATGTCGAAAAACGTGAAGAAGTTCAGCGCAGCATTACCCACAACGTTGCCCTTAAAGGTTGTTCCAAAAGCTCCGTCCGCTGCCTCTGCTGCCTCTTCCTGGCTCATACCCTTCTGGATTCCTGCATGGAAAGCTTCTGTCCATACGCTACCAGCCTCCACGGCACTCTCAAGCCCACCACTAGTGAGGGCAGCAGCCACGTTAGAGAGCATGTTGGATGCCTGAAGCCCCATAGTAGCAGACCTTGCAGCAAGTCCCATCATAATAAAACCAATGGAGGATCCAAGCCCCATCATGGTGTGGTCATACAAAGTGGGATCTTTGGCTTGTAACTCTTGCGCCCCTGAGAGCAATGTGGAGGCAATTATACTCGGGGATCTTTCCGGGGCTGGTAATGACGGAGTAGCCCCTGCCTCCTCAGACTCTACACGCTCGTGCATCCTGGCGTTGAAGTGGTCTTTCGCTAAGGGGGTCTTCGCTCTAAGCTCTTCGGCCATATCGAATAACTGTTTTGTAGCTTCAACGACTCCGCTTGTAGTGGCTAGCCCCCCGGAGGCTAAACCATAGAGAGTCCTGGCCCCTAAGCTCTCGGTATCAACTGGAGTCCTGTCTCTCAATGGAGTGTAGATAAGATCAGGTTGTGTCTCGATAACCTCTTGCTCAAGTTCACGCCTCGCCTTATCCACCCTCAGTCGATCTTGATCGCTCATACGGTGGTTCACAAGCCCCACAAGAGCTTCGCCGAGAGAAGGTCTACTCTCGATAATCCTATGCCCTAGATCCGAGAATCGGTCGAAGAATTCCTCTTTAGACACCTTCGAGCCATTGGGAAGTTCTACTTCTGGGGTCTGGATACCGGCTGTGAGATACTCTATCTGCGGTCTCTTGCGCCACGCCTTACGTTCTTCCCAATCCTTGTAATAAGGATCTGCCGGCTCAACCTCAGGGGCAACCATATTGAGAGGCTGTGTAGCCTCGGCAATGCTGTCGACAGTCTTCTCGGGCACCTCTTGGCTCGGAACCATATTGAGAGGCTGACCAGGGGCAGGGACATTAAGAGGCATACCCTCGGGGGTACGTTCGTGCAATGGCTGCATGGAGTTAAACTGATCGGGAGACTGTACGTTCGGGAGGAGATCAGGTGCGGGGAGATCAGGAATCTCTTGGGCATACATATTTGTTGCGTTTGGATTCCCGCCACGTCCACGCCCACGACCAGTCTTGAGCGTTGGATCGTATTGCGGAGCCTCCCCTTCTAATGCCCCCCGTGGCTTAACGGGGACATCAGGAGTAGCCATCTGCGTAGGCTTACGCTCACCCATAACTACCTGTTGTCCATCCGGCGATGTGACCACCATGCCCTGCGAGACTTCGCCGTTAAGGCCATTCTCAGCCCCTCTAAGGGGGGTACTTTCTCGAAGAGGTACTTTCATACCCTTTTCCACAGGAGAGCCATTGTAGAAGCCTCTAGGGAGCACCTGGTTATCAGATGCCCCCCAACCAACAAGTTCAAGCTCCTCGGGAGGAGCATACTGGCTATTAAACTCAAGGCGACTCTTGGCAATCTCCTCTTCAGGAATACCTTTTTCTTTTGCAATCTCAGCAACTCTGTTGAAGAGAGGGTCAGACACCTGTTCTTTGTACAGTTCTCTGATTCGTTTCTGCACTTCCAGTGGTGCGTCTTGGTACTCCTTATCGTTTTGGATAGACTGCCAAGAAATGTCTTTCATCAAGATCCTCCAATCACTTTATGACTTATCTCCCAAATAGGATCTTAGCTAAGGATTGAGCTTCGGCCTCCTGCTCGGGGGTAAGCCCATTACCTGGAGCCGCGTTTGACACATCCTTAGCAGAGTTCTTCAGCATTTCATCAAGAGTTGAGATTTGCTCGTCTATCTGACCGAGTAGTATTTTCACGTCAGGGTGCTGAGAATAGTCAGATAAAAACGCCCTTTGCGCCACAAGCTGTTGCTTTCTATCCCCGAGCTGGGTTTGGAACATTGACTCTACTTCTGCGTTGTATTGAGCCGGATTGCTTTCCGACAACTCTCGCCCGAGAGGTGTCTCCCCAAACGACTGAGCAACCCTCTCAGGGGTGGGGAACGGAGTCCCAAGACCTTCTACTACTTTTTTAACGAATGGCACGACGGTTGTTGGGAGGTTGGCTGGCGAGGAATTCTGAGGAGAACCCGCGGCTTTGAGACGTGCGACATCCCTGCTAGCATTAGCGTTTGTGTTAGCGACACCCAATCTAGAGTTAGCGTCTATACCGGCGACAATCTCTCTAGACCTCGCCTCCTCAATATCTGTGGGGTTTAGGCCGTAAAGAGATTCAAGAGCCACTTTCACATTGCCGCTCACAGGGTCGAACACCTGCGTCTGGTTCCTGTTCTCAAGATTGATGTTATCGTATGCGAAGTCTGGCGCACCTTTCTCCAGAGCGTCAACCCATGTTTTTCCAATCTCTGGGTTTGTTTGTATGAGGTTCATGATCGCCTGCGTTCTGTTTTGTCGATCCATGACATCCATGCTGTCTATCAGCCCACGGGAGTACTCGTCTCTTAGCCCCTGGCTATGAGCTTGATCCTGCCCCTGATACATCGCAAGTGCCTTTTCAAGGAGACCTGGGCCAGCATTTGTCACACCTTTTCGGAACGCAGGATCTTGCAGGAGCGCACCCATCTTATCGCTTGCGTTCTGCCTGGTTGCTTCCTGCTGTACGTTATTCCATCCAGGTTGCGCAGAAGGATTGCCCTGTTGGGCAAAAAGATTCCCTAATGCCTTATAGATCATTGGCTCCTCTTGAGCCACGGTGTCTGGGCTCATACTGGCATATTGGGAGTCGAACTTAATGTCAGGAGTAGGAGCCTCCTCTGGTTGAGTGTTTGGGTACATCGCTGCGAAGGCATCCACCACGGAAGCATTCCTGCTCCGCTCCTGTCCCTGTTCGATCATACTACCCATCAAACCAGGGAGGACTGTCATGGCGAGCTGTTCTAAAAATCCAGGGTTACGACGAACAACTGCAATTCCCATTAGTACCCACCTCCCATATATCGTTTCATCAGAGCCATTCTAAGCATCTCTGCAGGGTCAATAGAGTCAGACTGTTGATCTTGTGGAACGTATTGGCTCCACGAATCCTGTCCAATCACGCCGTGAGAGACAGCTCCTCCTCCACCTCCGCCGCCACCACCCATCATACCCATCCCAGCCTTCAGGAAGTCTTTCATAGACAGTCCGCCAGCGGCTTCAGCGGCAGGGGCAGCCATAGCGGCGGCACTTGCAGCAGGAGCAGCCATAGATGCAGCCTCAACTCCTGCAGGAACAGCCATGTTGGCAGCGGCACCAGAAGCCAGCGTGCTGCCAGCTAATGCATCCATGCCGCCACTCATGGCCCCAGCACCAGCAGCTCCGGCCCCAGCGGCTCCTCCAAGAGCCCCCGCAAGAGGCCCTGCAAGTAACGCTCCAAGCATGGGGAGGAAGCTCATAAAGCCTCCCCCTCCCCCTGTCTGTATAACAGCCATTACTTGTCACCACCCGTTCTTGCAATGTCGGGAGATTGTGGGCGAGTGTCTTTTCCATCAGGATCATAGCCCATAAGAGGAGACCTTCCAGCATCTCTCATTTTATACATTAGGTATTCCAATGCGGCTTGATCGAGCGATGTGAAGAGTGAGTCTACTAAACTCTTTGTTGGAGTAGGCTCTGGAGTAGGTTCGCTGTTCATGATGCTACTCGCAATCTTGTCCTTAAGCTTGAGCCAATGTCGCTTATTCTCGTCAGCTGTCTTTTGGTTCCTGCCGTCGTTTGCTTGTAGCGGGACTCCGGACCCTCTCGCAGCAATCATCCCAACAGCCTCGTCTCGCAAAGGGGCTCCTCTTCCATTAGGTCCACCCATCATCTGCGCAAGTTGGAGTAAGAGTTTTTCGTCCATAGTCTATTTCCCCTGACTGACGACCGTGTCGCCCGGCACTTGATAGCGGTTACCACGCCACTGTGCGTAAAGATTCCGCAGGTCGTCATCCATCGTATTACCAACACCCATCATTTCTTTCATACCGCTAAACCTGGTTTGGTAGGGAAGCATGGATGCCTGGGCGTTGGTGAGGCTGTTTTGAAAAGTATCTCCCCACCCAGATGCGGTGCCGAGGTGCCCCTGGCCTACCCCGAGGTATCCTTGTCCGGCTCCCATCATGCCCTGTCCGGAGGCATTGGCGGTCTGCCCTGCCGTGGAAAGTGCATTTGCGGAGCCTATGTATCCTTGTCCGGCTCCTTGGTATGCGTTGGCTTGCTGTCCGAGCCCACCGAGTTGATCTGTATATTTCCCGGCGGTGCTGTCGAAATTGGCTCTCTGGGATGCCATGGAATCCAAGAAGTTCCGAGCATAACTCTCGTTGATTCGGTCGTTGACCTCTCCCAGGCTGCGATTAGCCACCGAGGAGTTGATGACTCCCCGAGAGGCAAGGCTGTTGAGGTTGGAGCCCATCATTTCATCGAACCCTCTCTTGTTGCCCTTGATCCAGTTTTCCTGATAGCTGTCCGGGAGTTTTCCCTGGAGAAGTGTATTTTGCATCTCATCCCCCAGAGCTCCCAGCTTGGAAATCGGAGCAGCCATCTTGTCGGCAGACCCCGCGGCCTTATCGAAAAACTTCTGGGAGCCCTGGGCTGCGGAGGCGGCCTGTCCAGCATACTGGTTTCCTGCGTTGAAGGCCCCGCTAGCTTGGTCGAAATACCCTCCCGCCTTGTTGAATGCCCCTGTGGCGGCGTTAAGTGAGCCCCCCTGATTGCCAAGAGCCTGAGTCGCTCCTCGCAGGGAAGAATCCATGTTTTGCAAACCCTGACCGAAGTCCTGCATAAGAGGAGTTGCAAGGCGCTGCTGCCATGCAGGGACCTCTACGGGCTGAGGTTTGAATCCGGTGTCCCTGAGATTTGAAATACTGCCACTCTTCCCAGCATTCGCTCCTCCGCCGCCGGTAGTGTTCGTGGGTGTTCCATATCGCTGGCTCATATAATTACGGCCATCGTTCCCGGCATTCGCTCCTCCTCTGGTGGAGTCCGCAGAAGGCGTGCCCATGGCATAGTTCTGATTCCCTACTTCTTTTGTGGGAACATAACTGGTTTGCCCACGGTTTCCTGCGGGGGTAAACTGGCCGGAGCTTCCTTGTGCGGTAGCCCCCTGCGGTCGTGTCCAGTATTCCGTCCCGGCATTTTCGTTTGTGTGCTTAACGTATCCTGTGGGATCGTATCCCAGTTCCCAGGGAGCCTTGTATATTGTCGAAGGCCCCTGTTTAAGGCCGGAGCCGTTAGCGTTACCTCCTCCGGGCTGAAGCGTCCCTCCCGGCCCCTTCATATTCCCACCGTCAAAGTCTCTCCCCCAGGAGGAGCCCTGATGCTGATCGTGGGTCCACTCGAAAGGGCCTGTAGGCGTTGTGGGGTAAGGGTTGTTGTAGTTTACCGCAGGCATTCCCGCCATCTGGCTTGCCATATTCCAGTAATTCTGCCCCTGCTGTGCTTTATTATATGCATTCTGCGATAGCTGTTCCCTGGCTATGGCTTCAAACCATTGTTCGGGGGGGATGCTCACATTGGTAGAGCTTGTGCTGCCACCTCCGCTGCCCATAAAAACCCTCCTATCCTAAGACATAGTCTTCATCACAGAATCCAGCAACTGTGGTTTCCATAATGTATCCTTTAACACGACCACCATACTTGCGTGTCCATGTCTCAGGATTGCGATACGTGTGAGACTCGATCGTGTCGCAACCGTACTGATTTGCAAGCTCGTGTACGCGCTTTTTCCAGTGCTTACCATTGCCAACTACTTTTCCAAGGAAAAACACTCCGGGTCTCGTATAATCAAGCCACCAGGTCATGATACCCATCTCTGGTTCGTACTCGACAAACTCCGTGCCAGTGGTCTTCCATTCGCCGTTCTCGTCTTTATATGTCACCGTGCGTGGTACCCATCTAGTCTTTGCGTGACGCTCGAACATAGCAATCCATTCTTCAGGGGTTCGACTAATTGGCAAAGAGAGCACCTGCCCCCAGACCGAGCACGCCCCAAAGGATTTTTTGCCGACGCTGGTAATCTGCGGAGTTTCTGAGGGCGATTCGCTCAAGGTCGAAAGACTCCTGGAGCATCTTGACCTGGGAGGCGTATTCGTCCTGCCGCGACCTCTCCGCCTCAAGCACAGCGCGGAGCATGTCACGCTCCACTGTCAGTCTCTCAATGTGCAAAGCAAGATCGTCAAGATCCGCTTTAGGCATCACCACCATATCGCCGCTCTCCACTACGGAGGCGGTCGAGCAACTGATTGACATAAGTAACGCTATCGTCAACGCGAGCGCCGCTAATAGCAGTCTCAATTTCCACCTCATGTGCCACCCTCTCTTCCTTTATCTCTTGTTCGAGCTGTTTCGTTCGGCGCGACTTGTCTTTCACCAGGTACGTGCTTGCGCTCCCCATGGCGGCAGTCACAACCTCCTTCGCCCCAACAATGAGCGCGATTACCCCGAGAAACACGATGGACAGGAGGATAATGTCAGCCATGGTCACATTTTCATCAAACCACTGTTTCAGCATGGCGTCACATCCTCAGATCCAGCGTACGCCGGAGCCAGCCGCGCAAAAATCCACGGAGCTTGGAGTTGCTGTCGGTGATTTTTTGGTAATGGACCATGCGCTCCAGGAGGAGGCTTTCGAGGAGAGCGGCATGGCTGATTTTTGCAACCTCTTTTACCGCCTTGACCGTAATAGGCCCTATCGCCCCGTCCGTATGCACCGGAGTTTTGGCGTAGCGATTAACGGCTTTTTGCAAGCACTTTCCTGAAGTTCCCACGCCACAATTTACAGCGCAGTCGAATACCAGGGCATCCACGCCATCCGGCAAATCATCGCATCGGCACCGGTCCCAATACCAGGCGCGATAGATTGATTCCGCGTCGGCTTTAGTAATGTCTGCTACGGATTCGGCCCGGACCAATCCTGCTTTTTTAGCGGCCTCGAAGGTACTCGCGGTTATTCCGTAGTTCGTCTTACCACCGGGGTCATTGGGGTTATTGCTCCACCCACCTTCGAAGCCGAAAGTTATTTGCAAAGCATCGTCAAAGTTTTCGCGCATGAACTCACCTCCCGAAGAGCCTAGCCGTCAACACATCCGCCGCATATCTCTTCTCTCGGCATTGCAGCCGTGATTCGAGCCTCGGCTATTTTGAAATATCCTTCATCTATCTCTATCCCGATGAAACCCCTTCCGGTTTGTGCGCAGGCCACACCGGTTGTTCCAGAGCCCATGAATGGGTCCAACACTGTGTCGCCCTTGTTTGACCAGCTTATGATGTGGTCGTGGGCCAAAGAACATGGGAATGGTGCTGGGTGCCCGATTACTGACTGCGGGGTGATCTGCCACACGTTAAACCTTTGCCCCATTTCCTGCACAATCCGGCCCTCGTTTGACATCTTTCTCGTCGTGCCGTCCCTCTGCCGAATTGTGCCGCTCTTGGGTCTGCCTGCGGATTTACAGGCTCGGTCTTTGATGGGGTTAAACGAATTGGGGGCACCCTTCGACCAGACGAACATATACTCAAAAACGGGCGCGTAACGTGTCCGCAGAGCACCCACCGCTGCGAAACCGGGCTTTTGATATATCATCGTGTCATGCTGCCGAAAGCCGCAATCCATCGCGTGCAGTGCTTGACGAAAACTCGTTCCCGTCTCACTTCCATTGATGGTGGCATCGCCTACCACCCAAACGACTACTCCGCCATCTGCCGTCACACGGTAAAGCTCGGCAATCGCCTCGCGCCAAACATGCTCACCCCAAAGGGCATTGTTGCCATTGTATGTGCGCAGGTTGTCATATGGCGGACTTGTGACGGTCAGGTCCACACTCTCATCGGGAATTTCCTTCATCCTCTCCAAGCAATCCCCCTGCATCAGTTCAAAGTTCACCATGGATGACTCACCTCCCGAATAATTTTGCCGTCAACACCGCCGCCAATCCGCCAAAGAGGGCGTAAGCACCCTTCTCGACAATTCGAGTCACGAGGCTTGCCCTCGTGGTTGCCTGGTCGTTTTCGTGGAGCTGTTTTTCCAGGGAAGAAAGCTTTTTGGGAACATACGCCCGCTCCACACAGCGCTTTTCAATCTCCTGTATTTTGCCGGGCAGGGGCTCCACGTCCCTCTCAATTCGGGCTATCCGCTCTTCTTGCCGGATAAGCCGCTCCATCATGTCCGTCATCCGCTCCTGGCTGGCGGCGACGACGGCAAGGGTACCCCGGATCTCCGATATGTCCTGACGCATCTTTTCCATGGAGGCTTGTTCTGTCATCTAAGCACCTCCCTACTCTCTGAAATCACTGCATCCCCCCGCATAATGCGGATACGCCAGAAAATGAGCACACGCTCCAAGCAGATACGCCATGCCCCAGCCCCAACTCATGGCAAAGAAAATGCCGGAGAAAAGAAACTCTCCGGCGAATCCTGCGAAATTGGTGAGGCGACGGTGGATGAGGGATACATCCTCCGGGAACTCCCAGATCCAGCGGTAGCCCTTGGGACGGAAGGTCAGCTTGTGGCCCGTCAGGAAATAGAGGGTAAGCCAGTGAGAACCCTCATGCGCCCACGTATGGGGCAGGAGCCATGTTAGGTAGTGCGTCCAGTGGTGCGTAAGTGTGGGGAGGTAGGACTTGATTTTTTGGATGAAATTCATGTGATGCTCCTTTCTAGTTCGGGGAGACAAAAGACAAGGTCCCAAGGCCAAATCACCACTTCGCGAGCCGGCCGCCGATGACGGCATACGTCGCCGAAGAGGTGGTGGGGAAGTACGAGTTGAAAGCCCCGCTGCGCTCGTTCGACGCGTTGAAGTCCGAGTGGCAGACGCGGCATACGTAGGAATTTGCCCTTCCGCTGAAATCCGGGATAAAGGACGTGGCAGCTGCCCCCATGGTCGAAGCAAGGAAGAGGTTTTCGAAACCGCCTCCAGAGAGAATCCCCTGATTATAATATGTGCTCTCCCCGGATCCGTTAAAGGCCGTGGCCTCCGTGGTTACGTAACTTCCTTCCGCCTGATCCCAGAGCTCATATTTTCCGGAGGCATCGGTCCGCGCTCCATCCATCCACTCGGCATAGACCGTGCCAGCATAGGCCGCATCCTGTATCCCCCGCCATTGGCAGGAGGATTGCGTGGTGCGCACAGATTCCGGAAAGAGCTGAAACGTGCCCTTTTCAATCGTCATTCGCGCCAAAATTTCCTGCCACTCGAAGAGGGAGCCGAGATGATACCCTGTCCCGTTGTTGGAACAGTAGGTTCGGAAGTTGTCAAAACTTACGCCGCCCCAATGCGTCTGGCTCGGGGCAGAGCCCACCTTGCTGCTCCCCGCATTATGCCCCCGGTAGGTGCCGTAATAAAATCGCGAAAGCCACTCGCCGGAATGCTTGAAGGCTCCCGGGTTTGCGGCAAAATTACACGGTCCCCATCGAATCTGTTCGGGGGAGAGAAGCATGGTCCATTTATCCCCCGTCCCGTTACCGGACACAGCGGGGAGATCTCCGCGCCACCAGTAGCAAATAGGAATTTTGCGGAAATAGTTTCCCGAGCCGTCAATCCATTCGGGGAACTGATAACTCGGGTGGCTGTCGAACAGCCCCTCTCCGAGAGCGACCTCTCGCAACTTGCCAGCGCTTACGGAGACCTGTTTCAGCACGGCCCCATCCGTCGAGCGGGTTCCCGTGTCCTGCACACCTACGATCAGGGGAAGCTTGTGTCGGGGATGGCGGATTATCACTCCCATGTGATCGCCTCTAATTCCGTAGCGTCGGCAGCGTCAATGGCATCGCACTTCGTTTTCTCTCGATCAAAACAGGATTGTACATGCGCCCTCACAGCTTGCCCCATGGCGATAAGCGTCGGGGTATCCATCGTCACCCACCCGGATGCGGTTTTCCACTGACAGGTGTATTCGCTATCCTGTATAGCCTGTAGCACGGCGGCGGTAAGCATAGATTGGCTTTCACGGTCAGTCCGGACAAAGGCCCCGTTGACCTCCATGCCGCCCGTCTCCGCTTCATATCGTGCCGCCGCAATCTCCTGTTTCTTTTGCTCTTTCAACTGCTCAAGCGTTGGCACCGGAGGCACCGGAGGGGCCACATACGCAACCTCTCCGGGCACGTTACCATCCGCAATCCACGCCAGATAGCCCTTACTCTCTTCGGAGGCATCTCGCCAATAGCCTTTAGAACTCATCTGCTGTAACTGATATTCGGTCTCGCTAATCCATTTTTTGCGATACATAGCCTCACCTCCTACTTGAGCACAAAGAGTAAGGATACGGACAAATCTTCCGCATCATCACCGGGAGTGCCGCCGGTGGCTTTGACCACTTTTAGCTCCACTCGCTCACCATAAGCCACATCAAGATTGCCTGTAGCTGTTTGCCTCGATGTGTCCGTTTCGTCGTCGCTACTCAAAAGCGTATCCCCTGCTACCCACTTGTCGTAAGAGGCCGTCACTGTTCCGCTCGGGGATTCGTCCAGCTCAAGAGAGCCTGTCACGGGGTCAAGAGTATATGCCGTAACTGGGGTTGAGCCGTCCAGTACAGCCAAGGTATCAGACAATACTAGAGTATCCAGGGCATAGGTTGTGCCGCTCCCGGAGCACGTGGTGGATGCCGTGGGAGTCCCTGCAAATATGTTAATAGCTGGTTGCGTAGTGGTCGCCGCTGAATCCTCTGTCTGGATAATGTGCTTTACGACACACAACACCCCCGGCCCAAGATCCCAATAGAGCGGGTCGCCCGTCTGGCTCTTGATTGCGGTAGTGGTTGCGTCTGCGGCAAAGGCCCCGGAGAGATTGATGTCAATTTTCTGCACCCGTGTGAAGTCGCCGTAGGATATGGCGTATTCGGTGGAGTCGGAGAGCGTTCCCCCTGCCACCGTCACCGTGCCCGTGGTGTAGTCCGTAACAAGCTGGTACGTGCTACCAACCTTGAGAGGTCTCCCCGGCTTAAATATGGCCTGGCTCTCGGAATTATCCGTCACGTTAAATGTGGTGGTGGAGGTGGTGGTTACGTTGCCGAAACTCTCCCAACCATTGAGAGGGGCATAGTCAGCAAGGGGAGCGTAGTCGCTATCATGATTATGGTCGATAGCGGAATATGTCAAATCATGGTTATGGTCTACGGCTGAATATGTTGCGTCATGGTTATGCCCTATGGACGAATAGTCTTCGTCATGGTTATGGTCGATAGCAGAATAATCCCCGTCATGGTTATGGCTCGCTGTGGCGAAGTCTGCGGCCTTGCTTCCGGAGTCTTCAATGGAGTTCCCATCTGTTGCCGCAAACGAGGCAAAGTTTCCAATAGTAGATGTCTCTGGCCCTGCAACCTCACCATCATCACCGATATACTTCATTGCATCAGACCAGGTATCCCCGCCGTCAAGGGAAATCCGTAACCACTTCTCGTTCGTCCACGTATCAGCCCACTCGGTTTCCCCATCGGAGGAATACTGATATTGCACCTGTGGAGCTTGAGGGCCTTCGAGGTCAACCAGGGAGCCCCAAGAGCCATCTGGATTCTGCCATCGGAGGCTTGTGCCGTCCCACTCATGATTGGCTTTCCAGTCTTCACTCTCTAGATTACAGACAACCCATTTTGTGGACGTAGAGCTAGGCTCTTCTAGATTGTCGTTTTCAAGAGAGAGATACCAATATCCCGAGGGCATAATTACCTCATCGCCTTCGGCATACCTGGTTCCTGCAACGTAATTTCCACGGAGCCTTCTGTATGGTACCCTCGTGGTGCTAACCGCTGGCACTCCATCAGGAAGTGCGTTCGGATCTGTAAGCCTTATGATCTGCATTTCTACACCTCCTGAATAAGATACCCGCCGTTACCGACGGATTTAGAGACGTTGCCTATTTCCTTTGCTAAAGCTACTACGCAGCCGCCGCCAGAATCGGCGTGTTCTGAGTGATCGCCATTGCTGGTACCCCTTGCTGTCAAGGAGAGTGTAGATATTTTCTTCCCCATTGCAACGAGGAGACCACCCCCGGCGCATGTCCCCCGCTTGCCTTCTCTCGACTCCGTATATTCTGTAGTGGTCCCGTCAGGCATCCTTACCCACGCCGTTCCTATGCCACCAGCAGAGACAGTTCCGTCTCCAGCATATTTCGTATACGTAGACGTTCCGTAGGAGTTGTAAACTTCGGCACCGCCACCGCCAGAACCACCACAGTACGATGTTCCGCTTGCACCCGCTCCCGAATACGCTTTTGCCGTCGCATCTTCATCGCCAGTCCCTATAACGTAGGACGCTCTGGCGACACCAGAGTTCCCTCCACCACAGCCCAACCCGCTAGGGGATGAGCCAGTTTGGGACCACTCCTGAACCAAAGTATCATTGATTCCCGGAATATATGCGGCTAAAACTTTCGGCGCTCCCGCCCCGCCCGTAGGAGGCACCGTAACCCCTGGATAGAGATATAGACCCTGCCCGGAGCAATGCGCTCCCTTCTGTGTCATGTTTGCAGATCCAACAACCTCATCCCCCCAAATAAAAAGCCCCCGTTTACGAGCTGCGGTGGTTACATTGGAGAGAGTAAGCTTGCCATGGCAGATCACCACCACACCATGGGAATCATTCGTGGAGTTCCCGATGGATCCAGAGAGCGTGGTGTCTTCGTCATACTCGTAGATAACCACGGGGTAGTTTATGCCACCGATTCTCAACGTCAACGATCTCGGATTACTCCCAGGGATAATCCCCCAGGCAGAGAGAAATTCCCACCAATAACTGAAAGAAGAGCCGCCAGACCAATGATCGTAAATCCCCGAGCCCGGTGCGGTCTCCTCAAGGTCGGGCATGCTGTAGAGCTTGGAGAATGCGGGGTGTGTGGCTCCGTTAGATTCGGGAGAGCCACTAGTACGCATCCGAATAGCTCCTGCGGATACCTCAAATCGAGGTCTCATGGCTTACTCCTCAATGATGCTGGCGAAAAAGGTGCATCCCGTAGCAGAGGCTTGGACTTGGAGCTTGTCCCCTGTAATCAAGTTGTATTCGCCGTTATTCCGGAGGACTGCTTTGGAATCCAAGGACGTACCCGCTGGAATACATTCATGAACCAAATTGTCTCCGCTGTCTACAATGCGTGCTCCAATGGTCACAGCCCCACTAGAGGGGTTTGAGGCATAAAGACTCGCCACCGTAACCACCGTATCTGCCCCCACGCTATACGAAACTCCTGCGGTGCTTTTAAGGGTTGTCCATGTGTCGTCTGCATAGCTCGTTAAGTTTAGTCGCGTAAAATTTGCAGCCATATCTAGTCCTCCTTACTCACTTCGGGACGCACAATAGCAACTCCCTCTACGATTCGAAAGCGGTCTCCTCCAGGGATTACCAGCTCTATGTCAAAGACATAGTCCGTATCTGCATCAAGGTTCTTCGTGTCAGCGGGGAGAAGGTGTACCGTCAGCACACCGTTATGCAGATTGAGCCTTCCGCTGTCAATGGTCATGCTAACAGTGGCGATGGCAGAGTCGTAATCCTCCCGGATTTCTCCGAAGGCAGAGTAACCAGTAAAGGCCAGAGGGTTGCCGTCATCATCGTACACGCCATAGTATTCGTAGAAGGAGGAGCCTTGGTTTATGATCCACGGAGTTATCAATGTCTTCATCGTAAGAGGCACCTCCATTTGATCAGCTCGCCCTTTGTAAGGAATTCAACCCCTCCGGTCTCAAGGGTAGCCACAGAGATAGCATCCACATTCAAAGTTCCTACGGTCATCTCGTCTGCTTCAAGAGCACTCACCCAGGCGGAACCATTCCAATACTCTATTTTGAGCAAGCCCTCTGAAAGTGTGGCTCGCACGTCATAGGTATCAGGAGAGGATTCTCCCTCCATCTTCCGGAGTTTGTTCAGTATCGCCACCATGGCGACCAGATCTTTATAGTGGTCCTCCAGAACCATGTTCGTGGTTACGGATTCATCAGGAGGATTGTAAAAATTACTGCTGTTCTCAAGCGAATAAGCCATTATCCCACCTCCGCAATCAGGGCAAACAAAAACCGCAACGTAACCCTGCCAGAGGTTACGGAAAACTTTATGTACCCTTCCTCTACACGGGCATTGCACAGAAACCGTATCAGTGAACGGGCCCTATTAACCAGGGGGTCTGTGTCTGAATGAGCCACATCGGTGTCGGCATAGGCAATATCCCCACCCGCCGATGTTGCCCAGGGGCGAATTACCTTACCCATCTTGATCTCCCCAACGGCCGTTTCAGCGGTCACAAAGCCGGCACCCAGGGACTTTACGCAGTACGGAGAGATGTTTGACGTTGTAGCCGTTCGAATGATGGCGTGGATGCTCTCCTCGTCATCAGTAAAGTATCCTTCTCCGATCTCCCGGAGTTTTCCGTCTCCGCAAGCGATTATGATGCGGTCTCCGTTGTCGCACATGCCCGTAACATCCCAAGGATATACCCATGGGAATATCCCCCCGGTTACTGTAGAGAGAGCATAGACCGTCTTGCCATTGTTCGGGTTGATAACCACTACGCGTTTTGTCAGGGAAGAGTAACACCAGCCGTCCCACGAGGCGGCTTTGGAAAGGTCCGTATTGAGCTTCCCCCCAGGCTCCGAACTTGCTATATCTCCATAGGAAGAGCTCACGCCGAAAGCCAGTAGGCCCCTACGGTCGATATAGAAAGCCTCGTCCTTTACTGCTACGGCCCCTCGTGGAGCTACGCAAACAGCATCATGGCTCTGGGCTACCAAGCTAAAGTCATCATTCCAAGGGTCTCCAATGGCTCGGTATGCCACGCCAGCGGAGCCATCTTCTGCGGCCTTGTAAATCAGCAGATCCGTAACAAGGGGGCACACGGCAACCGTTTGGAACCCTTCCTTGTACCCCACTTCAAACATGTACGCTTTATCCACCCCAGAGGCGGAACAATTCCATTGGGCGGGATCTCCCAGGCCGGAATACTGGATTACGTCTCCATCCGTGGCTGCCACACCCACATGGCCGTTTCTTGTCCAAACATAGTTGCAATTGGTCTGCACGTTAGTGTAGGCATCAGCAGCATAACCATCAAGAGCCGTTACGGCTGTGAGCGTCCAGGGAGATTCTTCTTCGGAGTCATAGGATACTTGCTGTAAAACCCCTCCTGATGCTATGAGGATCTCGCCATTATCTCCGAACGGGGCGAACATGGGAGATTCGGAGCCAGAAAGGGTCCCTATTAAGGTCTCTGTCCAACTCGTGGGAGCCACAGCATAAAGCTTATGAGCGGTACCAACAGTTTCCGATACCAGGTAATGCTCGAACACCGGAGCCCAGAATATCCCCGTGGGAACACCGGAGAGCACTACCTTGGTCTCCGTGCCATCTCTTACTCGGATAGCCCCGGAGAGATATTCGTACTCCCAGTTCCGGCCCTCCGCAAGTTCATTAGGTCCCAGAAACTCCGGGGAGACGCTGGTATTCACGCCCCCCGAGAAGTCTCCAAAACGAAGCTCGGTAGTGGACCTAGAGACAGTATCTCCAGAATAGTGAGCATCCTGCCTAAGAGCCATCGTTCACACCTGTTTCTATTTTCTGCGTTAAGCGATCTGCTAACTGCACATCTTGCGTAACGTTAAACTCGTTCCTGTTCAGGGCTTCAATAGACGCTTCGACTAAAAGAAAGGGGATTAAATTCTCTGGAAGGGGGATCTCGTCTGTAAGAGATAGCGGGACTGGGAGGGGATTGTACCGTGTGTCCATACTGGTATTCCCATCCTCAACCATGTAGTTTGGGAACATGAACCGACTGTTTTCCACAAAGACCGGATACTTCCCTGCGAAGGAGTAAAAATCATTCGGAATCTTTGCCATATGGATTGCAAGATGCTTTTTTACAAACAATCCTTTTCGCGCTACGGGAGACCCGAGGTAGATAGAGGCGACCCCCCATTGGACGCAATTAAGCAGGTCATTATCCGTATATCCAGCAGAATCAATGTCATGTATCTTTGGGCGCAAGATATTTTCTATGAATGCGCTAACGATCATGGTTGCGCACCTTCCTTCGGATCAGCCACAGACTGGCTTGTCTTTCTGGTAGCTTCCACCGCAGCCAGGATAGTGGCATCCTGTGTAATCCCCATGTTATTTCGATTGAGCGCAGCTATGGATATTGAGGAGATCACCTTAGGTAAGACCTCGGATGGGAGTTCTACATCATCATCCAGCCCCGAGAGAGCTTGCGGCATCTTGAAGTATTTTGCTGTGACGCTTGAGTAACCAGTGAAAAGTTTTACTACGTCTCCATACGTCTCCATAGGGGGAACTCCGCACCAACCACGCCACCCCATAGGCAATGTATCACCATCAGTAAATGTCGCCCGAGCAATAGAATATTGGTGCTTCTGAGCGATAAGGTCATTCCCGGTATCAATGATGACCTGGTTGGCGTCATTCATGAGTTCTTCATCTGAGTAGAAACGCTTTCCCATATCATTTAACCTGTAACGAACTTTAAAGAGCAATTCTTCACACTTCATATCACATCACCTACACATAAAACGGGATGCGTGTGCTTGCCCGTCCCCTACGTTCACGAGGAATACAGCCAAGAGCCACAGAGGTCGCTACCGTCTCCGTGAGTCCATGGTCTCCCTCCATTGCTGCAGTAAGGATTTTTCTTAGCCCTCCCCTGAAGGAGTCTGGAAAATCCAGGACGTCACTCTCTGCGGTAGCTCTAGTAGGATTTCTCCAATAGAAAAAATCCACAACATCTTCTCCGGGAACTCTCAATAAACCATCTTCAATGCGAAAGGTTCCGGGTTTGCTATCTCCGGGGGTACCCGTATCTAAGTATCTCCCCTCACAGAGAACCCTTCGCACAGACGCAAAGTCCTCCGGTAAATCTGCCACACCATCCTCAAGTTCTATCTCAATCTCTTTTTCAAGAATAGTAGACGGAGTGCGTCCTAAAGCTTCTCCTAGCAAGCCCTGAGAATCATTTAGCAAGAGCAAGAGCTGGTCGTCGGAGTAGTTTGCGCGACTAGCGTCTTTAACGTAAATAAGCGCATCCTGGATGACATCCCCTGCTGTCAACTACACCGCCCCCTCGCTGGTTCGATACTCAGGATGTTTACGGAAGAATGACCGCACAGCTCTCGTTTTCTCTGTTTGGGAAACGTCCTGAGACAGCATAACCGCAGCGTCATCATCACCGCTCTGCGCCCAAAACTGCAACTCAATCATGGTTATAGTCCCGAGCTTGCGCATATTTCCGCCCTTGGAAAAGCCTCTCCCAGACTCCTTACGCTCCTCCTGAGCCAGCTTGGGGATAGCGTTGCGGTCAAACTGGGTGATGAGGGAGACCTTGTCCCCCTGCAAATCTATATCTTGTCTATACATGACTGGTCTCCCTCATAAACACTACACTACGTAGAACAGGTAAACCGTGAAGTCCCCTGCAGTCAAAGCCTCTTCAGCCACAGTAACTTTTGCAGTCTTCTCAGCGGTCAGCGCAATGGCAGTTGTCGCAGTCCCGAGAACAGGAATTCCATTCTTGGTTGCGGCATCCCAGACATCTCCCACCGCAGAAATGGCAGCAGCCGCACAAATATCTCCGGCAGAAGCCAGCGTGACGGCAATGGTCGCAGCATCAGTACTGGACGTGAACGTGGTCCCCACCACCACAATGCTATGAACCACAAGTGCTCCCGAGGGAAGGGTAAGGTCAAGGTCTACGTCTCCGGCATCAACACCCTCACTTGCATCGAACGTAGCCTTAGCCACAAGAAGCGCACTGGAATCGATCATCCCCTGGACATCGGTTGTCGTAGAGACATCAGAGATAGGAAGATTCTTAAGTGCTACACCATCAGCGATCTGCAATCCCATATCTATTCCTCCTCAATACAAAAAAAGGGAGAGCCATAAGGCCCTCCCTCGTGTAAAAATCCCCTATTCAGTTGTCTAAGACAGATCCATCCAGGCGTTACCAGCTTCCCCACGTGCTTCGAGGGTAAGCTCGCCTTCGATAACCTTCGCCATATAGGAACCCTGGCTATTGTAATCCTCAATAGTGATCTTGCGGAGCCATGCGGTCTTCCACAGATTCTTGTCGAGGATAAAAACATCGTTAGCGGTCAGGAAGCGGCTAGGCACAATTTCCACCTGTCCGAAGTCGGAATCGTAAAAATCCACTGCTCCGTAAAGGGTCTTCTTGCCAGCCTCGACGCTGCGGATTCCGCCTCCGGTAAAAGCGGAGATGACACGCTTATTGGTTCCGTTCACGAGAACAATGGTAGGAGTCCCGCCATTCTCCCATGCACCCTGAAGAGCGTTGTTAAAAGTGGTTTCGGTAAGGGAGTCAGGGGTAGACTTCTCAGTGCTGATAAACGCCTTAAGCCCCCCGAGCTGACGTGCAGTGCTAGCGTCCCCAACTACAGCGGTGGTGTTATTGACGTAGGAATACTCGATGTCTCGCTTGATCTCAGCCATCTTCTGCTTGATCTGGTGAGCCATTTCAGACTTCACTCCGGCCTTACTGACAGCCTCCTGAGTCTTGGATACCTTGGGTGCTTTGATGAAAATCTGCGTGTAGTTGGATACACGGGAACGGGTCGTAGGCTCAACGAGGTCGTAATTGGCTCCTTCAACCTTAGCGTTCGCTGCGGGATTTGCGAGAGCATCTTCTACATGCTCATGCTTAGTCCCGGTGGCTTTTGTTTCCCCGAACATAGTAAAAAGGGGCGTATCCTCCGGGGAAATCTGAGTCAGAATATCCGAAAGATCCTCTCTGTTTCCAACCTGTCCATATGTAAGATGTGCGTTTGCCACTTGAAATTCCTCCTAGAGTATGCCTCTCTCTTCAAGCAGTGACAGTAGTCCGCTGTCTGATTCCACGGCAGCTCGGGTCACCCCGGGCTTCTGTTGGGGAGGGGCTGAACCACGTGTGGGGGGTTCTGAAAAGTTAGGCTTCTTTGGCGTGCGAGACTTCGATGCAGCCTTATGCCTTGCATACCAACCCTTCCGAATCCCCTCGACAGCCTCAACAACTTTTTCTGCATTGCCAGAGAAGAGGTTTTGTTTGAATTCTTCGGCCTGTGCGACCGTAAGATTGTTGTAGTATTCAGGAGCCCAGTTGTAGATCTCCTCAAAATTCTGATCTCTACCCCGAACCTCCTGTATCACGTGCTGAAGCACGTTCTGTGCGTGAGACTGAAACTCCTGAGACTCACGCCTCTTCATTTCCTGCTGATAAGTCTGCAACGCCCGCTCTTTGATTTCGTCACGGACCAAAGAAAACATCGACTGGTGCATAGGATCTGTCTGGTCAAAGTCATCCACATCAATGCCAAGTCTCTGACAAGCACCGTTAACAGACTCCTCCACCCATCTCTTCAGAGGGTAGTTAGGATCTTTCTGTTCCTGGGGTGCCTGCTTCTCCTGGTACTGCTGCCTCAGCCGTTCTATCTCCTCCTGCTGTGCTTTAAGCTGGCGTTCCTTTTCGGCAACTTCCTGCATTCTGCGAGTAAAGTATTTCTGTCTCTGGTAGCCGCTTTTCAGCTCCTCCAGATCCACTTCCACCATCTCGCCGTCTGCCTTAAGCTTAAATCTCTTTCCGGTTAAGTTCTCGTCAGGATTCTCCTCTTCAGGGGGAACATCATCCCCCGGAGCAGCCTCCTGAGTCTCCTCATCACTCTCGCTCTCAACTTCATCGGACTCATCCTCCCGGACATGCTTGTTTTCAGCAGCCTCGTCTTCCACGGTCGGCTCCTGCTCTCCAAGCATGTTTCCCGAAGCATCAAATGCGATTCCATTGATCACGACTCCGCCGTCCTCTTTAACGCCATAACCGGAATCCATGGCGGGTTTTCCAGTTTCATTCATAAAGTTTGTCGCTCCTTAAAGTATGGATTTAGCGGCCTTATTGCCGCTTCGGATAGCCATATCTGCCTCGTTCTTGAAATCATCTGCCGCAAGCAGTTTGCCCTGAAGATGAGCCAATTTAGAGGCATCTGCGGTGCGAAAATCCGAGAAGCACTTCTTTGTGTATGTTTTCAGCCACTCGTCAAGAAAAGCCAATGCCGCCTTAGCGTTTTCCCCGAGTTCCACTACGGCTGCAGCTTTTTGGACAGCCTCACTTTCAGGGGCCTCCTTCTTCTGTGCATTACGAGGTGTAGTCGCTTTCCGTGTTGCTGCCATTACATCATCTCCTGTGACATCATCTGGTTATTCATTTCAGATTGCATCTCGTCGCTCTGAGGCATGCCTGGGGGACCCTGCTGAGCCATCATCTGCTGTTGCTGCAGCTGCTGTTGCTGCAGCTGTTGTGCAAGATCTTCTTTAGAGGGGAGAAACTCCCGTCTGGAGGGGATACCCAGATACTCGCCGAACTTGTCCAACAAGTTCCGAATCTCCATAGGCCCAAGTATTCCGGCTTGGCCGCCCATCGGGACAGCAGTCTGCATAAACTGCCCAAGGAGCTGTGCGCCCATCTCTTTAGTGAGCATCCCGAAGCCGCTGTCAACTTCAATATCCCATTCCCGATCAACTTCTTCGATCGGCACTTGCGTATTTGTCAGACGAACCAAGGTATCCTGATCCATATATTCGAGGTTAAGGTCAACCAGGTAGCGGTACAAAGGCTTCATGCAAGTCTCTGCAATCACGAGAGCCATGTCATTTATAACCTTATTGGCCGTGTTGAGAATATCTCGAACGCCACGGGCCGTCTTGTTCAGGCTCCCGGAAACATCTCCCTGCAGAATTCTCGACACACCTGTGCGATCTTGCTTCCAAGACGGGATAAGCTCCTTCAGGAAGATCATTGTCAGGTTGGAGATGTCTCGGGGTGGAAGATCCTTCACGGCTGCCTCTACAGGCCCTCTGCACTCCACATCCCTCATTCCATTGTAAACATCGTCCATGTTTACCTTGGAGGCATCCCATATCCGGGGGGTGTCGTTATTCTGAGCTGTAGCGATAACAGCTTGCCGAATAAAGGCTGTCGCCAGGTGCTGCAATTGCATAATAGAGGAGAGCGGGGATGCTTTTGGGAATATCCGGTGAGGCTCTATGTGGGGGGAGTTAACAAAGAACGGGTGACGCTTGCCTTCACGATCCTGAACTAGGAGTATCTCGTCCCGAACCACTGTAACAGCTATGTCTTCGAGCAATCCGTCGTCGTTAATGTCAAACTTCGTGTAATGTTCATAGAGCCAATATTCTGCAGTGCCATCAGGAACCACAGATTCGAGAGCATGTTCCTCGTGGTATGTCTCGTCGTGAAGTTCATCTTCCCCATCTGGACCCTTTTTCTCAATCTCTTTCAGGGCCTTAGCGTCATAGACACCCTCTCTCGCCCTACGCCTAAGCTCATCAAGAAGCACTTTTCTTCGGTGGATCGGGCGGCAGTCGTCTATGTGGAGTGCGTTCCAATTTGACATAAGGAACTCTTCCGGAGGGACGTTCCACAAAACTGGCTGATTTTTCTTGTAGCGATACTGTTTAACATTCACAGTAACTACGCCTGGAGCGACCTCCTCTGGCTCAGAAACCTCCATCAGGTCTGACCCGGAAGCCATAAGGTGATCAATTTGCATCCTGTCCTCTTCAAGAGAAAGGTTAAACGGTATATCCTGCTCGGACTCAACCTCTTTCTCCTGCTCCCACCCAACCTTAACCACTCCCCAGTTACAAATCAAACCACTTTGGAGAACAGTCCTAATGGTCTCGAATGCGTGAGTCTGCTTCTGGAGCTGCACATCTATCAACTTCTGGAGAGAAGCTGCAACCAGGTCATCATTATCCTCGTGACTCTCACCTGTCAGTGAAAGATATTCAGATCCCCCGCAAAAAATCCCACCAAGGTACGGCATAATCCACCGTACTGCATCAGCCACGGAGGTGTCCCGGAGAGAAGACTGTTCCGAGAGTAACGGGAACATCTCTCGATAATAGCTCTCGTCAGCATCGTAAGCCTTTATCCGCTCCATAATGGCCGGGTACATCTCTGAGTCGAAGTACTCCTGAGCACTTGTCCTCTCATTTTTTATCTGCTTCAGAAGACGAGTTTTAATCTTTGGATCTAACCTCATCACAACGCTCCCCTCTTCCGAGCATTCTTTGGCTTGCTTGTACGCCTATGGATAGGCACGGTAGCAAACTGCTCTGTATATGCCAGGGCATCAGGAAGATCGTCATGAAGCCCCTTTGGAAATGTCAGCAGCTGTTCTTTCATCTCCCCTACCCAGTGAGCATCTTTCGGGAACCAAATCGAGCCAGTGGAGAACCTGGGCTGTAGAGATTCTATCCGAATATCCTTACGCCCCTTTGCCTTAAGAGGTTCGATCCTGAAGAACGTATTCCTCATAGGCATTTCTTTAAGTAGAAAATGCTCTAACGCAGCCTGGTACGCCACTCGTTCAATGCCAACCACTATCGGTCTATACTTCTTCACGGCCCTAAACACAGCGTCGATCTGTTCAGACGGGTTGTATCTCCCGTAGTCCACGTCGAGGATAAACCACTGGTTATCCTCGTTCACGGCCACCGTGCAGACTGCTGTGTAATCAGCATCACTTTTCTCGGAGATCGCAAGATCCACCGTGGTAAACACATCCATCCCCTGAGTCTTGAACTCCAAGGGATCATAGTACCTGAAATAGGCCTCCTTGAAGAGTTGGCTATCCGGGGAAATAGCTTTACACATCTTCTCCCGGTACCACACATCAATCTTCCCGAGGCTCCTGAATGCATCTCTCTCCTGGTTTATCTGCTCCACCGTTAGCTTGGCAGGCCACGTGCTCACCATATCTCCGTCATTCCCCTTAACCATTGCGGGAACACGCATGGTGCGCCATCCCAGAGCGTCCTTAGCTTCAAATATCCGCTCTATAATGCAGCCTTTCCCCAAGTTATTCCCTATCAGGAATATCCGAGACTTGTTCCCCAGGAAGTGAATGTCAGACAAAAACCAATCCCAATCAGCATCAAGCACCGTGGAGGAACGGCTATCCTCCGTATCCTGGGGGTCGTCTATAACCACCAACGACGGCCTCTTATCCCGCCACACAGCTCCACGTATGGACGAACCCTTACCATAGGTCTCCAGGCGAACCCTGCGGAGAAATCCATCATCCTTGCCGATCTCCCTACGATATGCTACCTCAAACGCATCTCCATTCTGTTGGATTATCTTATGCTTGAGGTATGACAGCATAGGGTTACTCAGCCACTCATCTACCACCTCTTTGAGGCGTTTTTCAGCCAAGGCTTTCGTAGCACACACGATCAAGACGTAATCCCGATCAGGACGTGGGAATGTCAGAGCGTGTAACAGATTCCCACGTATGGCGTACTGAGTCTTAGCGGACTCACGGAACCCCTCGATGGCGAAGTTGCCAGATCCCCGCAAGATGATTTCATCCCACTTGAAGTGGAACGGGGCCGGCTCTACCTCGTCATCCGAGGGGAAAAAGTGTTTCCGAAACTCAACCAAAGAGAGAGAGCTCAAGTAGATATTCTCTTTCAGCTTTACAGGATCAACATTAGCCAGAGCCACACTCTCCCTTCGGAAATAATAATATCCCCTACATGTTCTGCGTAAGGGCTAAAGGCAAGCCAGGAGTAGAAGAAGGGGCCACCTCGGGTCATCGTTTCGGGTATATAGTTACAAGATATCCCATAAGGTTTTTCTAGAACACTACTGTAAGTCTTACGTGTTATTCAACATCTTAAGGTTTATAAGACTTACATAAAAAATCAAACTCGTTCCTTTGAGCGAAGCGAAAAGGAACAAGCGCAACGAGCGAAGCGAGTGAGCATTGCCTTTGTTTTTGGTTTTGTTTTTGGTTTTGTATTTGGTTTTGCTTCTAAGTCTTTAAAACCAGCGTTAGATAATCTTGTTCTATATACTCCCCCCCTCCCCCCCAAGAGACATTAGACACCCCATGTGAAGCCCCCACACAAACAACT